ATGAGTAACTGTCGTGATTGTAGAAATCCAATACACCACGGAGCTAAAAAATGTCACCACTGTGGAAGCTATCAGAACTGGATCCGTCACCTCAATACGTTTGCTCTGTTTACTGGCTTCTTTCTGACACTGCTTTCAATATGGACAATTCCATTTATTAATGGTGTTTTTCAATCTAAACAGGCAGAAATAGTTACCTCTATCATATCTGGCGAGTCAAATAAGCTTCATTTTATGATCGCCAATAACGGCAATCAGCCGGCAGCAATTACTTCTATTGAAATTGACAGCAAGATGAGTTTCGGGATAGGTACATGGTACCTCGACAATCAGCTTGATGGCACACTCCTTGAACCAGGGCAAGCTAAAGTACTTAATGCCTCAAACGGGGCACCTATACCTTCCCCTCTTCCCTATGAAATTCAAACGATTTTAAATTCCAAAGAAGATGTTCCAAAAAACTGTACTTTAGTCATCCAATACGTCGAACTTAATGGCAGCAACAAAACTTTTACTTATCCTTTTACGTGTTCGCCTGTCGAGGCAGCTCAATCCCATGGCGGCCTATCTGACCTTCAATAAATCGGCATAACGAGTTGTGTAGCGAGGTGAGAGCATGTCACGTTTCATTTGCCACTGCTGCTGTATGCCCTGCCCAGCAAAGTAGAGCGTGCCTTTCCCGTCTTTCGCGTTGAGATGATCGAGGACCTCCATCAACCTCTCGCTACCTGCCCGCGGCGAGTTCTCGTCGAACAGGTTGAGCTGGGCCACTCCTTGGCTAAAGAAGTCCCCAAGCATAATGCCGGCTTTCTGGTACCGGTGACCATCCTTCCAGATTTTGTCCAGGCACTTTACCGCGGCGTTGATGATGTCGCGGGAATCCTGAGTAGGGGTGAGAAGCTTCATGGACGCACTGTTACCGTAATATGGCTCGTTAAGCGCAAAGGGAGACGTTTTCACGAAGGCAGAGATAAAGCGGCAGTACTGATGCTCGCCGCGAAGCTTTTCGGCCCCACGCGCTGCATAGCTGCAGATAGCCTGCCGCATCTGTTCATACTCAGTAACGCGTTCGCCAAATGACCGGCTGCACACGATTTCTTGCTTTGTTGGCGCGAACTCCTCCAAATCAAGACAAGGCTCGCCGCGCAGTTCCCGGACCGTTCTTTCCAGCACGACGTTGAAGTGTTTGCGGATAATCCAGGTACTCTGCTCAGAGAGGTCCAGAGCTGTTTTGATGCCCATTGCGTTGAGCTTCTTGCTGATGCGGCGGCCTACGCCCCAGACGTCCTCAACGGGTACTAGGGCAAGGAGTCGGCGCTGGCGATCGATATTCGATAAATCAACTACTCCGCCGGTCTGGCGCTGCCATTTCTTGGCGGCATGGTTGGCCAACTTAGCGAGTGTTTTGGTCTGAGCAATGCCAACCCCAACCGTCAAGTGTGTACGCTTCAGAACCGTAGCGCGGATCTCTTTGCCGAACTCCGTCAGGTCCCGGCAATTACGCACACCTGTCAGGTCGCAAAAAGCTTCATCGATGCTGTAAATTTCGACGCGAGGGCTCATTTCCTCGAGCGTAGTCATTACCCGGTTCGACATATCAGCATACAGCTCATAGTTGCTGCTGAAGCAAACAACCCCAGCGCGCCGGAATAAATCCTTTTGCTTAAAGAACGGCTCTCCCATGGTAATTCCAGCCGCCTTGGCCTCGGCGCTGCGTGCGATTACGCAGCCGTCATTGTTGGAGAGAACGACAACCGGCCGCCCTTTTAGGTCCGGCCTGAATACAGTCTCGCATGATGCGTAGAACGAATTCACATCACAGAGCGCAAACATGTTCAGCTCGCCGATTTAACGATGTAAGTCACGACGCCGAAAACGTCCAGCGTATCTTCGCTGCCTACAACAATCGGACTGTAGGCGCTATTCATTGGGATGAGTTGGACTGTCGGGCGTAGCTGCAGGCGTTTAACAGTAAATTCCCCTTCTACCGCGGCGATGACAATGTCACCGTGCTCAGCTGTGCGCGAGCTGTCCACTACCAGCAGATCACCGTCGCTTATTCCCGCCTCAATCATTGAGTCGCCAGCGGCCTTAACGAAATATGTTGAGCTCGGGTGGGAAACCAGTAACTCATTGAGATCGATACGCTGTTCAACATAATCAGCCGCAGGGCTTGGGAAACCACACTGCACTAAATCACTGAAAAGCGGGAGAGCGATAATTTCTCGCAGTTCTGCAGGCCTGATAAATTCCATGTTGCACACCTCAAATACTGTTTTTATATACAGTAGTTTTATTTGTAAGTGACCGCAAGATCCGGGCTCAACTGTCACTGCTTAAAGCTTCGCCGTTTCGTTTCTAAGTTTCTATGTCGCTTCGAATTATGAGTTTTGTAAATTTTATGCCCGTAACCCTTTGTGCGCAGATTTAAGCCGCTTTTGAAACGGGGAATTTTTTATACAGTGTGCATACAGCTACATCGTAGATGATCGCCACCTGCTTCCTGTCCACACCGTTCGCAATCAGTCGGCCCGCCTGGTCCCATTGTTCCTGGGTAAGTTTCGGACGCCTGCCGCCGATTCGCCCTTTCTCCCGAGCTGCGGCTAACCCAGCGCGAGTGCGCTCCACTATCAACTCCCTCTCCATCTCGGCCAGGGCAGACATGATGTGGAAAATGAAACGCCCCATTGGGCTGGAAGTATCGATGCTGTCCGTAAGACTTTTGAAGTGGATGCCGCGCTGCCGTAGTTCGTCGACCAGCAGTACCAAGTTCCGCATGCTTCGCCCAAGGCGATCAAGCTTCCACACCACCAGCGTATCTCCCTCTTTCAGCGTCTTAAGAAGCTTTTTCAGTGCTGGCCGGTTCGCCACTGTTCCGCTCATTTTTTCTTCGAAAATTTGCTCACATCCTGCGCGTTCGAGCGCTTGTCGCTGAAGATCCGTATTTTGGTCATTTGTTGACACCCTTACATAGCCAATTTGCATATTTTTCACCCAATTATTTCTGCAAAAAAATCAGGTGAAGTTATCGGCCAGGCCGCTCAAGAGCAATCTATAAAACGTCGGTTTGGGAAATAGCGCTTTATTGGATGCTCAAAGTTCCTGGGGTGATTCCGGTCAAAAGAAAGTTCTAACTGTGGGGGCTTTTGGTCTGGGGCGTGAAATTACTGAATCAGTTCCACTTAATACTATGAGCGAGTCCTACCCCTCATCGTTTATATGGTCAGTAGAGGACGCCAGCTACATGGGGGTCTCAGGAAGTCAGAGCATTACCTCAATCGTAATAGCTCGCGGAGGTAGACCAACTCGCATTCATCAAATCTACACGTTAGGGCGGACTTTCTTCAGTTACCGAACACCTACAGGGTGGCTGTATCAGGAAGCCTACACAACGGGGAACACCACTAAGGCGAGCGATGGCACGCTAAAAGCGGCCTCACCAGTTGCCCGCATAGTAACGAGTCGCGATGCATGCCAGCGCGCTGACGTAGCCGAAGATGGTTTCTCCTGGTGCGGCTGCGGGACAGCAAACGCAGAGGCGGAGGGCATAACCCTTTCTCGCCTTGAGGCGGGCGTTTACCTGCTGACAGGTTCAGCCGGACTGGCTTCAGAGGGATGGCAGCTACTGCCACCGATGGACCCTGGTGGCATGGGAGAACTTGGCGTGGTTGAAGCTGAGCAGACGGAAAGCGGTGGCCTGACAATCCGTCTTTTCAAGCAAAAATACATCCTGAGCGGTGAAGGTGAGATCATTAAAACCAAAGGTGAACCGATGGACGTACCGGCGAACAGCTGGATCGATGTTCGCCTTGATATGCCTGACGATTCCCTATTTAACCAGCGGATGAGCCAGGAGCCGCAACGTTGATCACTTCCTCTAAGGCGCTGACGCGGACAGCCAGCGCTTTGATTGCCGCCAGCGCATCGAGCATCAGAGGATTGAGGTCAAGCGTCATTTTCCCCGACTCCTCAGCCGAGTGAACATATTGCGGATCTATCTTTTCCAGTTCCTGAGCAATGACGCCGCGGCGAGTCGTTTTGGCTTCATCTGCGAGGTAGTAGAAGGTCTTAAAGTCCATTGCCACGATGTTGGCCAGAGACACTTCTAAATCCAGATCCCCTGTCACTTTTTTAAAGTTAATGTCCGATGTACCCGCAGACTGCAGCTGCGCCCACGGCACTGAGGATTTTGGTGTTTGAGGGTCAGTGGTTGTAAGAAAGCGGCTGAATACCGCACTACCGGAAGTGATCCATAACTGCGCAATTCGCTGTCCAGTGTACGAACTCTGGAACCCACACCCATTCGCAGGAGCCCACAGAGTATTGCCATCGGCATCACTGATGAAGGATGAACTGGCATCTGTTGGCTTATTTTGGAGAGCCGAACCAACCCCAAAATCCCCAACCGAAAGCATGTTGCCTGACGAGCTAAAAGCGTTCCTCGTCGCGCTACTTCCCAAACCGAGGTTTGAGCGAGCGTTTTCTGCAGTTGTTGCCCCGGTCCCACCCTGGTCAATCGGGAGAGCACCGTTGGGCCCTTTCTGCGCCAGCTTACCGATGCCGGGGATAGTCACGGGGGTGCCGTTTATGGTTACCGTGATGCTCTGGTTTGCTGAGGTAGTAGAGAACGTCTCCCATGCGCCGATATTCTCGTCATACTCTTTGATGAGCTGAGACATGGCCTGCGCCAGCCCGTCGACCGAGATATTGTCTGATACCAGAATGCCATACTTCTGGCCACTGAGCGCCGGTGATGCAGCAGGCGTTACCGTCATTGACGTGGCGCTGTTCACGGATGAAATCTGAAACATCTGCACCGGGTTGGACATAACGATAATTGTCTGGCCAGCGCGAACCTGGCTGGCGGGTGCAGTCCAGTTTGTGCCGGTGCCGGTTGCGGTGTTTCCGTTAACGGCGATGGTGCCAGTGTTATAAAGCATATTTTCTCCAGGCAATAAAAAACCCCGCCGTAGCGAGGTTTGTTTTGAAACAGAATGAGTTAATTGCAGGTCGTGCTGGTGAACGTGTTGGCGCTAACCCAGGTCCAGTTAAAGGGGTAACCGGCGCGGTACTGGGTCTGATTGTTTTGTTTACGCACCCCGTAAATCTGGACGCTGTTTTCCTGCCCGCCAATAAGGGCAGTACCGGAACACACAGGCTGCTGTTTCTCAATAACGCCAGCGCAACCGGAGAGCAAAACCGCCACCGCCAGGCAAAGAATCATGTTTTTCATAGTGGTTATATCCCAGGGCATTCACTAGGTTACACAATAACAATATGAATCAACGGGATATAATTGATTTGGTAGATCAATTATTAGAAATTGATCGCTGAAAACGATCAATCGTAGTTGGCGCAATTGATGGCCATGATGACGTTTCTCATGTTTGAGTACGCGACGTTTTGCAGCCCTCCGGAGGGGGTTGTCTGAGGTCTGGCAAATATCCGCGTATTGCTTCCCTCGAGTTTTGCCATGCTCTTGTAAATTGCAGCGTAGGGCTGCGGCTGGCCACCGGCTGATATAACCCCGGTAATCAGGCCGAGCATGACGGGCATGCAAGCCCACTTCCCCGCCCGGGTTGTGTTGATGTTGTAGCCTGAGCTTGCATCTACTCCGGCAGTTCCTATGGTAACGACATCGCCGAGCGTGCGCGTCTCGTGGGTTAAAATCAGGGTCCCCGATGCATCCCACACGGCCATCCCGTAATCTGGCTTTGTCTGGGGGAAAATTGTGAAAAAATAAACGTACGCTGTGCCGGTTGCATTAGGTCTGAGAAAATCAATCGTGATGGTGTTTCCGCTTACCGTCTGAGTGATTTCCACTTCAACCGTGCAATGAACGAAGGCCACAACGGGCTGACCTGAGGGAAAGGTGTGCGTCACCTTTGTATTGAAACCCGATGTTCCCTGCAGTGCCGCTGTCTTTCGCGCCTGTAATGCAATTGGCGAGCTGTTCGCGGTAACCCATACCTCACCGCTCGTCGTCGTCAGTAAACCGCCGTACTGCGCCATTTATGCCCTCTCGATCTGGAAAATGAGAAAAGCTGCAACTGCGGGTTCAGTCCCTGCGGAATAGTCGGTATCCCCTACTGAGGACACCGTTGCAGTACCACCAGAGATGGAGATCTTCCTCCTTCCCGTTCCCCACTTATCATCGTTCATGACCTGAAAGTAGGTCAGTTTGCAACCCGGTGGAAGGTCAACGGAAAAAGAACCTGTTTTCTGGTTAACGGCCAGCTGCAGAAAGCCACAAACGCTGACTGGCTTAATTCCATAGTTGTTAACCTTGCCTGATGCGTCCCATGTTTGAACACCGTATTCCGCCATCGTATCTCCTGAAAAAAAGAGGCCCCGCAAGAGGCCTCCCGTCACCATGTACCAGTGATTCTCCCGATCTGCACCCTCAACACATTGTTGGAGTCCCGTACACTGATTGTCTGGTTGGTCTGTTTCATGGCACCCTCGCCAGCTGTCGAACCGTAGTTCTCAAGCGTGCCCGTTCTAAAGTTTATGGACAGGCCAGCCTGGTTCGGAACGTAGTTAACCGAGCTGATTGTTTCAGCCAGTTTCGCTCGCGTGATAGTGGCATCGCCTATTACCGTATCTCTGATAATTACCTGCCCGTTCTGGATAACGAACGGAAGCGTAACGGTCGCTCCGGCCTGGTGGGTAACAGCGAAGCGGTCAGCCAGGAAGATAACCTGCGACTGCATGCCGGATGGCGTATTCTCCACGCCGATCCCCATCCCCGCCGCGTAATACTGGCCGTTGCTGGAGACACCAACCTTGATGTTGTACATCGCGCTGAGGTCGCCGTTTACGTTCGCTATGGCCTGAGCGTTGGTGGTGATGGCTGAGGTATGCCCGTTCACCGTCGCCGTGATGCTGTTTACCTGCGTGGCCATAGCCTGCTGGTAATCGGAGAACGTCTGGTTCAGGCTGTTGATGGATGCCTTGTTGCCGTTAACGTCCGTCTGCAGGCTCAGCAGCGAGCGCGCCGTTGCCTCCCTGTCGTTGACAATCACTTCATCAATGCGGTCCAGATTCGCGCTGTTGCCGGCGACCGATGCAGAAAGGGTTTTACGCGTGGCCACCTGAGCGAGGTTGGCCTGGATTATCGCAATTGCTGAGTTCTTCACCCCGCCCGTCATGCCGTCCATAGATACGCTGATGCTGTCGATTCGCTGCCCCAGCGCGGTATCAGCCGTTGCGACGGTCTGCTCAAGATTTGATAGAGAGGACGACACATCACCGACCGTGCTCGATAGCTCATTAACGCTGGTCTGGACCTTCCCGATGTCCTGCGCGTTTTTTGCGATTTCCTGCGCCTGCAGCTCAAGTTCGTCGTTGGCCTGTTTGATGTCGTCAGCCATGCCAGCAATTTTTTCATTGCTGTCCACCGCATTCTCGATCAGGTCCTTGAAGGTATCCGAGTCTTTAATCTCCTCCAGGATCACATCGGTGATGTCAGACACATCGATACTGGCCTGACCGCGCACCCATTCTGTGTAACCTGATTCGTTACCGCTGCGGTCCACCAGCTGCGCGCGGTACCAGAAAATCTGCCCAGCCTTAAGGCCCATCTGCTGATATTTGCGCTGCGGGTAAGGCACATCGGCCAGCAGCATCGCATCGTCTTCGGTACCGGTCAGGCTGTACTGAATTTCCGTCTTCAGCGTGTCGTCGGTATTCGCGGGGAATCCCCAGTTCAGCTCGATACCGAATACCACGTTTTCAGAAGCGATGAAGCCAACCGGCTTCGGTGGATTGCCCACTTTACCGGTCAGCGTTTTCTCTTCTGAATAGCCCCATCCGGACGAGATTTCTGCGGCATTGATTGCGCGTACGCGCACCAGGTAGCGCCCGGCATAAATCCCCGGGACGTCGAATGATGTGGTGGAGCTGCGCGGCACGTTAACCCAGTTCCCGTCGTTGCGGCGCCATTGCGCTTCATAGGCGATAGCGTTCTGCGCCTGGTCCCAGCTCACGCGCATCGTTTCGACGCTGATATTTTGCTGCACCACAGAAAACGAGCTGATCACTATGTTCGCAGGCGGCGACTGGTTGCCCGGCGGGATCACGCTCACCGGCCGCTGGTCAATGATGGCTCCGGTATCAATGCGATCGAATTTATCCGGATCGTGATTTGCACCGACGATTGTGAACGTGCCGTCATTATTATCAGTTACCGTAATAACGCGATACTGCTGTGCGTAGAGCTCATCAGACTCAATGACCCATACGGCCTCAGCTACAGGCGTTTCGCTGTAAGCGGTCGTAACGGTCACTTTATTGCCCGTAATCGACTGAATGGTGCGTGACTGAGAAACACCCGATGGAAGATTGACAATCATCCTGTCGGCTGCCGAAGCATCCGGCGCCCTGTCCAGCGTCAGCACGCGACCATTCACCGCAGAGATACGGCCGCCCAGGTCGCGCCCGGAGAGATTTCGGTCCGCTACAGCGATTACATAGCCAGGCTGCGGAATGTTGCCATCTTCCCCAACATTGAAAGTAACAACGCGATCTTTGTTGTTGGTGAGGATCCCCCATCGCCCTTTCCGATTCGCTTCTGACTGACGGGTACAGCCGATCGCAGTTATCTCAAGTTGATTAAACCCATAACGCGCAACCAGCGCCTGCTCAAAAACAGGCTCCATCGCATCAGAATAAGCGTTATCAGGGTCAGACCAGGACACCAGCGCATTGGTGTAACGGTTCTTTGTGGTGCTGCTGGAATAGGTAAAGCGCCCATCAATAACGTTCGCATGCGTGTATGTAAAATCTACATCTCTCGGCATGTCCGCCAGCGCCACAATCTGGTCGTCGCCCCAGTAGGTCATCCCACGGAATATGGCAGCAAAATCACGCAGGACCGTATAAGCGTCGTTGCGTTCCTGAATGTAGACGTTGCAGGTATAACGTGGTTCGGTACCACTTCCGCCTTTGCCATCCGGTACCATTTGATCGCAATACTGCGCAACCTGGTAGAGCGTCCATTTATCTATGTTGGCCGTTGTAAGACGATCCCCAAGTCCGAAACGGTCGCTAACCACCAGGTCGTAGAAAATCCATGCAGGGTTATCGGTCCAGGCCCATTTAAATGTCCCAGCCCACGTACCGCTATAAGTGCGGGTTTCGGGGTCGTAAGTATCCGGTACGCGGATAACACGGCCGCGGGGCTCACAGGAGATCTGCGGGATAGAGCCGTTAAACTGGCTGGAATCGAATTCGATATAAAGCAGCGCTGTGTTTGGATAGCGTAATTTAGCGTCAATTACCTCGGTGAAGCTCTGCAGCATCATCGTGTCGCCGATCTTCGCGCTGTTGGCATCAGACGTAATCTTACGGAGTCGGATTGTCCAGGTGCTGCCAGCCTGAGGTAAATCAATACGGTGGCTGCGCTCGTAACCTGACGTCGTTTTGCCGGTCACGCTGGTATTGAGTACTGTCTGCCATGTGCCGCCGTCCGTCTGCAGGTCAATCGCATAATTAACCGAGTAACCGACCAGATCGCCGTCGTCCTCCTGCTTGAAAAGCGAAGGCCATTTCAGGCGCAGGCGAACAGCTGAAAGCTGCGTATTGGTAAACGTGCGCGTCCACGCTGTAGCGCTCGATACCTCAGTTCCCACATTGATTTCGTTTTCGGTACCGGGTATGCCCTGAATATATTTTTGCGCCTGAGTTCCCGCGCGAAATTCCCACGTAACGCCGCTGAAGTTTTGAGAGCCGTCAGCATTCTCCAGAGCCGTTCCGTCAAGGTAGATATCTTTCGCCGTCAGCTGCCCTGCAAATTCCCCCTCTCCTAGTGCAACGAGGATTTTTGCCTTTGCTACAGATTGCAGATCATCAGGCTGTTCGGTAGGGGTTCGGGAACTTGAGCTGCCGCCCTTGCGGCCTTTAATAGCGGTTGCTAAAGCCATATTGCGCCCATAAAAAAAGCCACCCAGAGGTGGCTTTTTGAAATGTGTTTAATCTAGTAGAATTCAACTTTCGTATTCGCTGCCATTAATACTGGCTTCGGCACAGGATTCCCTGCGCTCTGCATTGTTACTTTACATATTTCAGGAACAAGCTTTTCGCTATAATGACAAGTATTCGTTGCTGTATAACCTTCCGAGTAAACTGATGTGTTTATAATTTTATAATCAAGAGGCTTCCTGTCTTTATCAACATAAGATATTTCGTTTTTAGATAGGATTTTTCCAGAGCCATAAAACTCAGAACGTATCAAATTAGAATCATCATCATAGAAATGCTCAGATATCTTTTTACCCAAATAATATGTATCTTTAATTAATCCATTCGAGTAAAGACTATATCGTAACTCGTCACCATTTTCATTTTTACTCAAAATATTACATTTTTCATCGAGCTGTATAGAGAAAGGCTTACCATCTCTCTGACCAACAAGACTTCCATTGCTATTTTTTAGAATGGTTTCATGTCCAGAGGAAACGTTATCAAGATCTAAGCTTTCAACACACCCATTCTTATCCAGTCTGATGGCAATTTTATAAGTGACTTTCCCATTTTCTTCTACATCAGTATCCAAGGATTTGACAGCTCCTTTAACTGGATTGAAATCAAACATAGTAGATAAATTATAGAGGAGAGGAATGTAATGGTTCTCAGCCAAAGCCATGCCTGAAAATAAAGAAGTACAAAGGAAAAGAATAGATGTTTTTTTCATTTTTGAATCTAAGCTCAAGTCACCCCATATTAAGTAAGCCCATTACAGCATGCTTACTGCTGATCTTCAACATAGATACCGGCGGAGATGATCGCGCCACCAATACGGCGCCGACCGTACAAGAGTGGTACCGGATTGCCCTGAGCTGTCGTATTTGTTACCCCACCAAAGGCGTAGCTGGCTTGGTTATCCGCAGATTGCTTACTGGCGAGCCCGGTTGTCTGTGGAGAAAGCATCTGGACTACGCCGCCGATTGCCATTGATGCCCCAATACCCGCCACGGCGCCCCATCCACCAGCGAAAGCGGTACCTCCAATCCCGATCGCGGCCCCTCCCGTGACGAATGCAGCAACAGCGACAAGGGCAGCCCCGAGGATTGTCTGAAACACCCCGGCTCGCTTACTGCCGATGATCACCGGCGCGATGCGGATTTCCTCTGTACTCCTGTCCATACTGAGCTCATCGTTTAAGAGGTTTCGTTTCCCGCTGAATACCGCATAAGTTAAACCTCGTTGCTTACTGGTATTCAGGAAACGCTCAAAACCCGGCACGATAACGCTCAGTGCTCGGATGGCCTCTTTTGGTGAGGCGACGGATATTTTGAACTCCCTGCCAAACGTGGCGCCAAGAACTCCATAAAGTCTGATGGTTCGAAATGTTTCGGTCATTACAGCGGACATACTGCCTCCGAAAAATTGAATGCAGCCTGATAGATTTGTGTGTAAATGATTGCCACCTTACAGGCGTTGATTCATAGAAAAAATACAGATATTTAGATAATATCCCTAAGCCTAATAGGGCAGACAACAAAACAAGGAATAGTAGAATGGAACACAATCCACTTGCTGGGCTGGTATTTATTATTTGGCTAATTACCTTTTTCCCTTGCTTTCGCATGGCACAGAAAGCCGGTTTTGGCTGGGCTATGGCTATCTTCCTGTCGATGCCGGGTCTGCATTTCATAATGCTGTGGGTGTTTGCGTTAATGAAGTGGCCTAATCTTCCCAATAAGTAATAACCCCCTTATGCACGTGTTACAGCAGATCCACATAACGTAAAATCTTCATGGTACGGTCACGCCAGTAGCCGCCATACGGCACGCGCTGGCTCAGGTGACCATAAAGATGGTGCAGCAGCATATTTCCCTCCAGCAGGATTCCTGCATGATTCCACTTATCTGCCTGAACCTGCATGATTATCATGTCGCCTGGTTTTGGCGGCCCGTCGAATTCACGGAATCCGCACTCATACCAGCAATCCTGATAGAAGTTGTCCGGATAGTCGTTTTCCCACCAGGGATAATCGACCCGGTAATCGTGAAGCTCTATACCGTGGGTTTGCCGGTAATAGCTCATCACCAACCCCCAGCAGTCGAAGTGACCAAGCACAAACGGGCGCTCCAGCAGAGGCAGTTCTCCACGCGGCTGGATGGTCCGTAAATCCCCCTCCGGCCAGCTCACGATATGCCAGGGTAAAAGGGTTGCATCGCATTGCGCTTTATCCAGTTCGCTCGGTTGCGTCGTGGCATCAGGGTGACTGTGAGCGATGGCGATCACATTCCCCCAGTCCTCAGCAGCTGCATAGTCTTCGGGGCAAAGTATAAAATTGTCCTCCGGCGCCGCGGCAAGATTCCGGCACGGGAAATAACGTTCAACACGGCTTTTCTGCGCCACCACGCCGCAACACTCGCGAGGATACTCAGCTGCAGCATGAGCCATAATCGCATCGATGGTTTTCTGACGCATATCAGCTCCTGATCAAAGACGTGCCAGGGAACCCACCGAACGGCAGTTCGTTACCGTCTCCATGCCGGAGCTTACAGGCCGTAAGCGTGCCGTTGCATTCGTCCAGAGAGGGGGCGCTCACCGGGTTGTTGTTTTTATCGAAATAGCGGGTTCCGGCATAGTCGCAGCCATCGCCGGTGCGATATTTATTCCGGATACACCAGGTACACAGAGAATGAAGTTGACGTGTAGGGATCATCTTTCCCTGTAACGACATCGGGCTATCGAGCACGAATTCGATACTTTCGCCCGGAATTTCGCTGCTTTTGCTATCAATGTAAAAAACTCGTTTTCTGACCTGTTGCGGATCAGCTGTTGCGTTACCTGCAGGGAAGTTCTTCGCATCGAGATAGTGCGAATAGGTGTCATGGATAGTGACTTTCGCCTGTAGCATATCGTCATAGGCAAGGCACAGCGCTGTAATCTTGCTTTCGATATCTGCAACCGTCAGCGTTGGCTGGGCGCTGTTGCCTTCTGTGGATGCTTCAAGCCCTTCAATTTGATACGGCCAGGCGGCATATTCTTCCCCCTGCCACCAGATGCTTTTCGCCTTCAGCTTTGATTCATCACCACCAGCGGCGGCGATTTCCTCTTCCGTGTGCGGGAGGTTGTACGCGTGAAATCGCAGTACATCATCCACGCCGAAAGTAGAGCCATCAACTTCGATAAGCCGGACTTTGTTTCCGGGCTCAAGGCTTTGATAGTCTGCTGTAATCATGGTGCGTACGCCTGTTTGAATGTTGCGGAAATGGTTATGACTTTGCTGGATAAGGGCTGTGACTTGATTGATTCGGCCTCGATACGATACAGCCCTGTTTCGCCAACTGGAGATGTCCAGATGAATGATTTGGTGACGTGAGAACGAAAGAACTTCAGGGCCTGAAGCATGTCCGCTTTTTTCCCCGTGAGTGTTACAGGCCAAGACTGCTTTTCAGGATTAATGCCTTCCCCGGCGATCTGCTCATAGCCGTCTCCAAAGGTTGCAGAGCGCGTTTTAAGGCTGAACGACCCTTCCATTCCCGCCTGTATCTGGGTTCGCCAAGTAAAGGTTTCGATCGCCACATTTCCTCCGGATATAAAAAAACCCGCCGAAGCGGGTTGAATTTAATTATTGGCAGAAAGAATTTTTTCTCCAACTGCCTATTCATTATGTATATTTGAATGGCTTTTACACTACTTCACTACACAGCGAGTTCTTATGAAAACACTACTAGTTGCTGTTCTTTCTTTAATGCTTGTGGCGCCCTCGATCACTTATGCAAAAGGTTCTCGTGGTCATTATACAAACGGGAAAGGCTCCTCACACAAGGGTGGCACATATACAACCCATAAGTATCTGCCTCGTAAATAATTAATCATGTGATAGCAGGCTCAAACAAGGGACTGCTATCAATTTGTCAACGGCTTTTCATAGCGTTCCATATCAACCTTCCGGGTTGCAACTCCTTAGCAATTCCAGCACGAACAGACTGATCGATAGTCTGTTTGTAAGCCCGAGAAATAGCGTCGTTGTTACCAGATGCCTGCTGCTGAGTGTTCTGATTATGAACGACCACGGACGTTTGAACGGTTACGCCGCCAGTTGCCGATGATTGCAGCCCATACATCGGGGCGTGGCCAACATAACCGCCGTTTGCATAGCCCTGTGCGCTTCGCATAAGTGAATAGAGGTTTCCAACACCCAGCGCACTGGTAGCCTTCTTGGTGAATACGAATTCTCCACCATGAACCACACCTTTTGGCTGATATTTTCCTCCATCCCCGGTATAGCCAACCGCGCCGCCATTAGCGTACTCAGGAATAAAGCCGCCAGACCATGCCTGTATTCCAAAGAAATTACCTATTGCCGTTCCACCAAAAGCTGACTTCATTCCATTAACCAGAGCCAGTTGCGTCAGCATCTGGGCGGTGCCCTTCAGGAAGGTAGTCAGGAAATCTGAGAAGTTAGATTTACCAGTAGTAAAAAAGTCAGTAAGTGTGCTGGCCATCCCGGTGAACGCATTGCTGGTAATCGTCTGCACCTGCGAGTAAACATTAGTCGCGCTGTCCTCAAATTCAGCCCAACCCTTTTTCGCGCCGGTCAACCAGTCGCCACGCAACCTGTCCTCTGCATCATAGTAATCATTCGCCGCTTTAAGCTGCTTCTGATAGCCCTCGTCGTCAAGCGTGCCGCCGGAGTTGATCCAGCCAGAGGAAAGCTGGCTCTTTGCCAGCTCACGTTGTGCCTGACGGTCACTCATCCCGGCACCGTTCACTAATGCAGCCTGCTTCTCTGCCATCTGCGTGACGTATTTCTGCGAGGTGTCCATTTGCTTGTTCAGCTGTTCCTGTGCGGTAATCTGATCACCTAACAGGGCTTTCTGCCGTGCCAACTGAAGCACCTGGTCTTTACTCGTCAGCAGGGATTTCTCCTGCTTTGTCAGTGAACGTGAACGCGAGGCCTCCTCCAGCACCTGAAATTTCGCTTCAGTCGTCCACAGATCTTTGCGCTGCTGGCTGATAGTGTCGTTCAGCCCTTTATGCTGCTGCAGCGCGCGTAACTGCGCCTGAAGCGCCAGTAATTCGGCCTGGGCAGCATCCGTGCTGCGATCGCCAGCCGATAAAGTGCCCTGCTTTCCGGTTTTCGTCTTTTTCCCAAAAGAAGCGACTCCTTCACGATCCTTTTGGGTGGTTGCGGTACTTATCTTTCTGGTCGTATCGAGGTACTTACCTGCACTGATATCAGCCGCATCCCAGTCTTTTTTCAGCTGAGCGACACTGTCGCCATAAGCGCCGGCCATTTGTTCGTTGTAGTCCTGCCATCCCTGCAAAGTATCTGTTTTCGCCCAGTCGGGAACGAGGTTAATCGCGGCAGCGATAGAGGAAGAAATGATCTGGTTCAGCTTCTGGAAAACGATCGCAACGCTGTAATAAATTGCGTTGAATTCCTTCAGAGTGTTTGATGCCAGCTCAGCTACCCACTGACCGATACTCTGCATGGCCTCAGACGCCCAGCCCTTGATATCCAGCCACAGGCGGCCAAACGGCGTCAGCGAGTCGTAAGCCTGTTCTCCACGTTTTGCCATCGTATCGCCAAACAGGTCCATAGCCTGCGTAACGGCCCCGGTCTGGTCCTTTTGCTTAACCAGATCGTCAACATGCTTAAGTTGTGAAACGGTCAGAAAATTATATTGTTCGTTGAGACTCTGCAGCGCTTTAACAGGGTCTTTTTCGATGTCCTTATAGGCTTTGGCGATGTCCTGCGCCGAGACTATACCGGTCTGAACTGCCAACGCCGTGGAGCCCGCTGCTTTTTCAAGTTGCTGCTGTGTCAGCAATCCCATGCCAACCAGCTCAGTCATCAGACTCTGAACGGTTCCTACAGTAGCGCCAGTAGAGGCAGCAATAGACTGGGAGGAAGCCATGATCTGGAGCGCTGACGTGCCGGCAATGTTGCCAGTCCTGATAATGGCCTTGTTGATTTCGTCGTAGGCGGTGAAGTAGTCCGATCCCGCTTTGGCCGCAATCAGCACAGCACCGGCCAGGCCACCAATGGCCACTCGGGCAGGGGTCACCATTGACAACATCGCTTTCAGCGCATTGCCTACACCGCCAAACGAGTCACGGAGCTGACCGCCCTGCTGAATAGCAACCATATAAACCGGCATACCGGAAGCCAGTGAGGTCACAATGTCGGTAATTTGCATCGGGAGATAACGCATAGCATTGCGGTATTGCCCCGCGCTGATAGCCCCAGACTTCCACGCTTCCTCCTGCTCTTTCAGCTTTGCGATCATTGGTGCAGCTCGATCGGATACGCCGAGTTGGCAGCTTTTAGCTCTAACAGTTCTGCGCGCGTTTTTCCGATTGCTGTGACCTGCTCCTCCAGCGAATCGATAAAGGTTTTGCCCGCCGCAGCTGTACGCTGCGCGGCCTGAGCCTGTTCAATGCGAGCCCGTCCCTCTGCGGTTTCAGACTCCATGACCTGTGCCAGTTTTGCCCGCGTCGTCTCAAGCACGCTGTTGTAACGAGTAAAATCCTCGTCTCCCACCAGCCCTTTACCGCGAAATTTCGCCAGGCTCTCCTGGATAGTGTCCAGTTCATCCAGCGCCTTGTTTACCGGGCTGATCTTATTCAGCAGGTTCTGCAGTTCCTGACGCTGCTGCTTCAGGCTTTCGCTGTTTTTCTTCTGGTTATCGATACCGGTGCGGAACGTGCTGTTCAGGTCATCCGCTTTACCTGCCGCGGCGGACGCGGTCTCCTGAAAGCGATCCAGTGCCTGGTTACCGCGCTCCAGCTCACTGGTATTCACACGCAGGGAAATCGTGGCGATGTCGTTACTCATTCCGCCCTCTCTTTATGCATAACTTTTAGTGCGGCGCTCTCCATGATTCGGATGTCCGAAAGCGCGGTTGCCTCGTCCTCGACATGGTGCAGGCGCATTACCCAGGGCAGAACGTTGTAATCAAGCCCTGATGCACCTCCCATGCCCGTGCGCCACTGCGTACTGACAGCCTGAAACACCAGGAATGAAGGCCATACATCTGGCCAGACGTCGATGTATTGATCGTCGTAGTCATCCGGCGAAAGCCCATAGGGCGCCAGGTCTGCCGCTGTGGGTTCAGGCGTATAGAATGCAGAGGCAACCGCTATCAGTTTTTTTCGCGCTGCCCCATCAGTTCGCGATAGTAGGTTTCAGGGATAGCCTTCATTGCAGCCGGATAGTTTTCCAGCAGCACCGAGAGATTTTCCGCGTTGAATGTATCGGGGAGCGCCCAGCCAGAAATAATTTCCATCAGAAAATCAGTGGCGGTTTTGCCTTCCAGTTTTTCCAGATCAGCCAGCTCTTTGAGTGGCTTATGATTAAACGTGAAGGTCAGCACGCCATCCTCATCGCCGGCGCGCGGGATCGAGACGTTGGCCTTAAATGTTGGTTTGGGCTGGAGGGTGAATTTGGTAGCCATTGATACCTCTTACGAAAAAAAAGCCTCCGCAAAGGGAGGCATAGGATATTGAAAGCTCTGACGGGTCAGGCGGCAGCGTCAGTCACCTTGTAGAACGTCATCGCCGGTGACTGCAGGTTCAGCACCACACTCACTGTCTCTACCTCGTTAACCGCAGTAGTCGGCGTGTCGTCAAAAGATGCCGTGGCCGCCCAGTAACGGTTTTCTTTCGCCTTCGGCACGTACATGTACGCCGCCACAGTCTCTTCGTCTTCGTCCAGTTGGCGCAGCAACGGATATACCGGGAGAGTTGAGTCGTGAGCAATCGAGTAAGTCTGAGAGACAGCGGATTTATAGGTATTCAGGTTGCGCTGGCGATCATCGCTGAGGAACTGAATCTGCGTGGTGTTCTGATCACCACCAGATTTCGATACCTCAGTGATTTGTGGCAGCTCGGTCCATTCTTCAATTTTGCGAATAGAGCCGGAACCGCCACCAGCAGCATATTTGTTTTTGTTGGTGGTGTTGATGTTGCGAAGAGTGACAGCATTCTCCGCAATCGCGTCGATTTTCGCGATAACGTTATCAATACCCGACCAGTTGCAGTTCACGTGAACGATATCGCCGACCGCTATATCGTCTGCGGCGCTAACTGTGATCACCGCGTGCTCAGCATTCGTCGCGCCGGTGAAAGTAATGGCCGGGCCGTAGCCCGATGCCAGATAGACATGAGCGCCGTTAGGCAATGCAAAGCCCATAATGGTTACTCCTTTAGAAACGGGAAAACCGGCTCAAGGCCGGTCACTTGTGGGACATCACGGAGGGAATCAGTTGATAATGTCGGCCCGATAATTCAGGCTGACAGGAACGGTGTAGGACACAGGTGTAGGGACGCCGCGGAATATGCCAGGCGTGCTGCTAATCCAGCAGGTAAAATCTTTGCCTGCAATTTCCAGCCCCTCGGGGAACAATTCCGCTACTCTGCCCGCCAGGGCAACGACGGAGGTACGGCCGGAGCCGGCTGGCGCCACGACATTAATCTGGTACACGCCAGAATAAGTCCGGCAGCGCAATCCGAGATCGATTGTTCGCGGCGTAACGGGCATATCGTGAACGGCCAGGTACATCTCGTTAGCAGAAGGTGTGAACGGCACGTTCTCCCATGCAACCGAAATGCCCTCGGCATCGGCCCAGGCACCCAATCTGGCGGCCAGTGCAGATGCAATATCAGGAATCACTTAGTCACCTCCCTGACAGCTTCCTCAAAGAAGCGTTGAAACTCAGCTGCAGTTATGCGGACCATACCGCCCGGCGCCTGTGTGGAATGCCCCATTTCAAGCGGGTAGGCATAGGGCACGTTGTTGCAGAAATAAATGGCCTTCATCCCGACTTTGAAGAGCGACAGCGTGTAGTTCCCGGCCGCTTTTGTCAGATCACCTGTCTTATCAACCCGGCCTGTCTCGTCAGTCGTTGGCGCATCAAAGGACACCTGCCAGTTACCGCGAAAGCGTCCGCCCGTATACCCCGGCGGTGCTTTGATATCCATCCCATCCACCACCCGGGCTTTTTTCTTCAGTCGCCCGGTTTTGGTCAGGTTATCGGGATCGGCCCGCTGCGCCTCGTTGTGATCGTAAACAGCGCGATTATAGGAAACGGCTGTCTGGTTAACTTCCCACAACTCCGGGTTGCCCACTGGGGACATCATCACCAGCTGGTTAAGTATTTTTATGCCGACGGCGCGCACCACTGCTTCCTGATTCGTTTTCGCCTTGTTAACGAAAGCCGTGATTTCAGCCAGGAAAGCCGCGTTCTCGCCCATGTTAAGCCCTCAGCTGCGCTTTGTAGCAGAGTACCAGCGAGGCAGGTTTTGCCGGGTTGGGTTTGATAACCCGGTGGGCTGTGCCATCAATATCGACTACATCGCCGATTTTAATTTCCTGCTCTGCGGTAAAGACGATTCGAACATCACCGTCTACGATGACTGTTCCGTCTATCTCACCGGGTACGTATTCCGTTTTAACGCCGATCGCAGTGAACTGAACATCATCCGTTTTACGCTCGACTCCACCGATAACCGTTACTGAACCCTTGCGGGTTACGTTGTACGTCGCGCCGTTCTGCCTGAGCATGCGGGTCGTTCTGGCCTGAATACGTTGATAATCAATCGCCATATCAGACCCTCTCTGCAAATGCATTAATGGCGTAACCACGACCACCAGCAAGGTCGCCCAGCAGCGCCATAACGGCAGGATAAGACGGCGTGAAGACTTCGCCATCTGCGACCGCGTAGGTCATGGTTACAGCACCTTCCAAACGTTCAGTTTTCACAGCGGCTTCGCGCACGCTGGAGAGTAAATCGCCGTCGATTGCCTCTACCGCCAGCATGCACTGCGCGGTTATAACCTGCCGTGGAACTTCATCCGGCGGGAAATCATGTTCATCCAGAACGACATTCACGCGTGGCCAGGCCAGCGGCTGTCGAGGGTCGGCTTTTGAGCCAACCCAGTCCAGCCCCTCTAGGTAATCCATTGCCTTAATCAGCAAAGGTGTGAGCTTGTCAGGCAGTTCAATGCCGCGTATTTCCGCAAATGAGGCAAGATCCTCTTCACTGGCGTAGCTGTTGGCATCAGGAGAGGTGATATCGGTATTGATCATCGAATCATCCTGTTTATGGAGCTTTCGCCCCATTCGTTATTCCCCGGAAGGCGCAGTGAAGGTGATCTCTTCAGTGGTTTTCGACACTCCATCTACAGTACCGGTTACCGTGAAGGTTCCAGCTGCATCTGATGTGAGTTTCACCGTTGCACCACCAGCTGATCCAGTCTGAGAACTGGCCGTGCTGAGCGTGCCACCTGTGGACGTCCACGCTACGGTTTTACTGGATACACCGGAGCCATTCAGCGTGTACTTCAGAGAAACAGTTACCGCGTCTGTGCTGTCAGCAGTTGCGGAGGTTTTATCCGCTGACAGCGTTACTCCCCCACTGCGGATTCCAGTTTAATCAGCACGCCTGCCGTAGATTTGTTGCTGGTGAAGTGTTTCTTCCAGTTGCCCGCAGTGCCGATGGCGGTCAGGTCAGGGTTATCACCTTTGGCGGTATCCCAGCTGTAGCCCAGCAGATCAACGTTCACCACGCCTTCAGCGCGATAGCCAACCGCAAGGTTTTCCTGATCGTTGATATCGTAGGAACGGAAGCCCGGCGCCTGAGACTCGGTGACGGTAACCGCTCCGGCCACCAGCCCAAGGATCGCATCAGCATCCATAGTGTCGGTAACCAGTACAGGTTTACCCAGCGTGCCCGGCTGCCCGCCGTAAACCACAACGCCTGCTTCTTCGTAGATTTTGTTTGCAATCGCCTCATCCACGATGTCGAAGTAAGTGGCGGAGTGCATAACGAAGAGCACCACACGGTTGAACTTATCGCCGTATTTGCGCAGGCCGCGCGTCAGGGTCTTTTTACCGTCAGTCTCAATGTCGGCGGTTACGACCATGTCGGCGTTAGCACCAATCGCCGCAGTCAGCGCTTTCAGGCCATATTTCACGTAGCCTTCCAGCGTTGCGTCAGCCACATCAGTGCCGATTACTTCGGAGAACTCGTCAACCGAGCGGCCACGGCGTTTGAATGCTTCTTCAGTCGTTTCGTATGGACCGTATTTCCACGGCGCTTTGACGGAGACGGCTTCACCTGCGCCAATCTTCTTACCCGTCACTTTTTCGGTGGAGTTAACATCTCGCGATTCGATCGAGCCCCCCACCTTGTAGAAGGCACGTTTGCGGAAATCACCTTCAATAAGCTCGTTATCCAGCAGAATCGCCCCGTTGGAAGAGGCATTAAAGATTGCCAGGTTATCCTGTCGGCGCTCAAGGAAAGCGGTCTGCGCCAGGTCGTCATAAATAATCAGGTCGGTATTAACAGTCGTCATTCGGGAAACGCCTTATTTCGGAAGTTTGAGGAAGGCCTGCTGGCCATGCTTGCGGATGTAGTCCGCTTTGTCGCTGGCACTCATTTCGGAACGTTTCAGGCTGCCACCGCCGTTTGGTTTGTGTCCGCCCGCGCCGGTGCCTTCTGCGCGTGGGAACAGATGCGGAGCCGTCTCCTTAAGAGACTCAGCCCACTCAAGCGGGCTTAGTGGAGTTTTGCCGTCTTTACCGAACAGAACATCGCCATTTGCATCAACTGCTACGGCCTCGCCCTCGTCGTTGAGCTGGAATGTGCCTTTGGCACGCAGAATCAGATCGTCGGATGCTTCCGGCAGCGCGCCAGCTTTTGAGGCTGCTGCACGGATTGCATCGCCCAGAACCCGGTCCCGGAATTTGTTGGAGAACGCTTCGGCTTTGTCGGCGCGTTCATTTGCGGCTTTAATCTGCTTATCAACGTCAGCACGCAGACGCTCGGTGCGCTTATCGAGCACCTCATCAATTTTCCCGGCGGCAATCAGCTTTGCCTCTTCGTCGTCGGAAAAACGCTGGAGGATCCCACGTACAGCATCAGGATCGATACCATCGAAGCGCGACAGGGTTTCTTTTTGCTGCCTGATGGTGCCCAGCAGCTCAGAGTTTTTCGATTTCAGGCCTGTAACTTCGCTGGTCACGCGCTCATCAATCAGCTTCTGGATTTCTGGCGTGATTTCGATACCACCGCCACCGCTGCCCTCTCCGCCGCTTTCTGGTGCGTAAAATTTCAAGAGCATGTTTCGAATTAACATAATTTCCCCTTGGGGTTTTGCCGGGCCTCGCCCATAAAAAAGCCCCGGCGGATGCCAGGGCGTGGAGTAAGATGTGATTGTTAGTTGTCTGTGCCTGAGAGCTGCTTCAGACGTTCCAGGCTGATCCATTCGCCTTTGTCAGTGAACATATCAGCCAGGTCGATTTCACCCGCGCGGAACAAACGGCCACGCTCGGCACCCAGAACCTGATCCTGGCGTTGTGCCGGCTGGCGCGCGAGCCATTCCAGATATGATGTTTTCCCCGGTACCTGTCCATCCATGCTGGCACGAGTACCTTCGTCCATCTCGTCGATATCGATGCCGAGTTCTCGCCATGACTTGAGGATCAGGGTTTCAGTAGAACGGCAGCAGAAATGAATCTTCCCGGGTCCCTGCAGGTAAGGCACCTTATGCCCGACCGGTTTGTTATCCAGGGTATAGCGCAGCAGGTCACGAATAATGCAGTCGTGGCTGGTTTTATTGTCCAGCGTAGACAGCCACTGTTTACCTTTCACGATATCGCTGTTGGCACTGGTGAAGCTGTTGCGTGCTGTGGCAGCCAGATGATTCACGGCTGTTTTAGCGATGCTGGCGGCATTTGCCCTGCTCATCTGCAGCGCGCCGTCGCGATAATCTTTATTGGCGTGGCCGCGAACACTGCGCGCGATTGTTTCTACCGTGTCGCCGGCAAGATACCCCCTGCGGACGGCGTTCACTATCCGCGCCAGCCTGTCCGATTCCAGATTCTCCGCCCACTCACTCATCAGCCGCCCCTGAAAGGGCTGCGCCATCGCCGCGGCATACACCATATCGACGGTGATGCCCTGCAACGGATAGTGAGACAGGACCTGTGATGGCAGAAGGGAATCGAACAGGCTGAACTGATAACTGACCTCGTTCCTGGAAAGGGCCAGCAGTTCCCCTTCCAGCCCGGCCTGCATCGAAGCGACAGCCTGATGGTTAAGTTCACGTACGCTGCCGAGCAAGCTTTCCAGACGTGTAACCGTGAAGCTATCGGCCGGTAGCCTGTCCAGCGCATCCAGCAGACGGGCAGAGATTTCTGCGTCCGTCTCGTTAAGCAGTTTCACCATCCGGTTTGCTACCCCAGTGGCGTAGCGGCTTAACCAGACGGAATGTGCGATCGACTCATCGCGCAGGCTTTCGTTGACGGTTGGCATCTCAACCTCCCGTCATCGTGGGTGCCTGATTGCGAAGTGCATCAATCACTTCGTCCGGACTGTCCGCCGGGTCGATAAGGTCAAGCTTCTGCAGTGCGCGAATCATATCGCTATCACGCAGCGCACCGGATTGCCAGGCGTTGACGATTGCCGTCACCATGCCCGACTCAGCAACCTTAGCAATGAATTCCTGGTTGATGGTATAACTCATCGTCTCACCATTGATGCCGAGGTATTTCGCACACCATCCCAGCGCCAGGGTATAGGCCTCAGAAACGTTCGAAACGCAGATACCGAGCACCGATGTTGAGGATGTTTGCTCACCGCTCGCCTGGGTAGCCGTCTTCGCCGTGGCGTTCTGCTCAATCAGTCGGGCGCCCAGCTGCACCATGTAATCGCGCTTACTGTCCATGGCCTCTTTAGCCAGCATGTTCGGCTGTGCCTGGGCATAACCAAACGAGCCCTCCTTGGGAAGCAAAAGCGGTGATCGGGATCCAATTTTCACGCCCCTCTTCTCGAGGTGATCGCGCCAGCCGGTATCGAGCCCAGTCATGTACGGCTGCACCTGGCCACAGAACCATACGCTGTCTTCATAGTCAGCGCTGTTTCGGTAATGACCGTGGTTTATCTCCACCAGCGCAGCCAGCGGTGAATCATCAATGGTAGGATCGTTGTTCTGGGCCCCGACGAATGTGAACGGGATTTCATCCCAGTAGTCCTTTCCTTTCGGCTTAGGGTGGTACTCACTGTCAACTGTGTAGGTTCCGCTTGTGGTGCCACCTGCCCGGCGCCATACCCGGCAGATGAACCGCCCTTCTTCCAGCGCCAGCTCGCGGTACTGGATTTCATCCTTGTAAGCGTAACCATCCAGCTCTTCTACGCATTCACGAAGGACCACCAGCACCAGTTGATCGCGCCCATTGATACGCTTCGTCCGCCAGTTAATGATGTTCTCTGCCGGGTAGCGGAGGATGATCGCTTCGTCGGATGCTTCTGCATAGTCAACATAAAGCCCCTCTCGCGCCACCTCCAGCACGTTCTCGGCCACCAGCTGCGACTGTTGATAGATGCTGGTACCAGCACCGTCAGCATTATCCAGCAGGTATTTCAGCTTTTCAGGACCATTGAAAGTGGGATCCTTTCGATATGCCATCCCAAGCATGCCGATTTTCGTGTTGCCCGCAATGGCATAGAAAACCGCACGGCTCAGATAGTCTTCATTACGTTTTTTATTGCGTGCTGATTTATCGGTTGGATCAAGATATGGCAGGTAGGTATTGCCTGCCGCTTTCACAGCTTCTGCACCTTTGCAGAAATCGCGGTATTTTTTCCAGGCAGCAGAGGCCGCCCGGTGTTCTGGTCGAACCCAGGTGATGTCGTCGTTTGCCATATCAGAAAGTGGTGTCCATGGTGATTGAGTATGCCGGCTTCACGATCGGGTAATCCTTCACGATGAAGTACCCACCAGCATCATTTGGGTGATCGTTATCCGCTGTTTTATCCGGTTCGCCATTGGCCGCCCAGATTTGCTGCTCGAGGCTCTCGGTGTAAACCGGGCAGTTCTGAACGTTAACCAGATAGCGGCGCTCGCCGTTGGCGTTGCAGAACATGGCGTTCATCGAGTTGATGCGGTCTTTAACCGGCGGGTTGGCATCATCAACAATGACGCTGAATCCGGCTTCGTTGAGCTGAGCAATATCGGTCTTGCTGGCGTTCTGCGATTTGCGGGAGTCGCCTGACGCATCCGGATAGATGTAAATCTCCCGGCTCTTCACGTAGCGGCCATCCTCATAGCGCCAGAACTCTTCCTGTATGCGCTTAATCATCGCCGGCGTGTCGTATACCTTCACCAACTCACGCACCGCACGTGGTAAGCCGTTACGCTTTACGTGAACAATCGCGGCCATTTTCCCAACGTTGAAGTCCATACCAATGAACAGCGGATCCTCATCCTGAATCTCGTCAGAACAGTTATTCAGCTTGCGGTTAAATGTGTGGTAAATGGTTCCGCTATTGAGGTTCGTGAACTTCCCGCGCAGATAGGCCTGAATCAGTTCATCAGGATAAGAACTCAGCAGCGATGGGATGTAATCAGGCGGAAGATTCTTCGCATTGTCGAACGTGCTGGCCTGAATCAGTCCATACAGGGCCGCGAGCTCCGGCTTTTCACGAACCGCCTTCACGAACTGCTGGTAGACGAACTTGAACCCTTCCGGCGTCGTCGTTACATCGATGCCATTACGAAGCCCATCAACCTTGTAACGCATACGAGCGATGATTTTTCGCCAGGCCTGTTGCGCTTTGGCTGCGGCCATGACGTCCAGCTCATCCACCATTGCGTTACCGATTTTGAAGCCGACTATCGAGCCGGGTTTCTCCATCGAACGGCAGATGGTTGTCCCGCGGTATCGTCGCCCCTCGTAGAAGTGAACCTCTTTGTTCCCCTCATTGATTTTGACGTTCAAGCCCCAATCAAAGGCTACCTCTTCAATCGTCGGGTAGAAGATGTCACGGATCTGCGGGTACGTCGGCGCGAAATAACCCTGGTTGATTTTAGGGTGCTCCCACATCCCTTTGCAGATGCCTCCACAACCCACCCACGTCTTACCGGAACCGAACCCGGCAACGTAGGCTTTAAACTTGTGCTGCATTGCAAGGAAGCGCGCCTGAGGAATATTAAGTGTCGGGCTGATCCCCATCGTCTGCCCTCGCATCCACTACGTTGATATTGATATTCACTGGGGTTGGTTCATCGTCTTCACCATCACCGGCCAGGTCTTTACGGAGTTTTTCCACCTCCAGCAGCCGGCGTTCGATTTCAATCTGCTGCAGGCGCTGCGCGAATTCACTATCAGCCAGGCCAAGGCGTTTCATTACCGCTTCGAACATTCTTTCACGGCTGATAGCGGTTATCTCGACGCCATTCTTGCCGACTTTTACGCCGGAGTAAGCGAGTCGCGAGACTGGCGGGAGTTTACGCGTATCAGGGAAATACGGCTGGCCGATGCCGTCACCATTACAGCGTGGACAGCCAGGGTTAGGCTCTCGGGTGTGATCGTAGCCGTAACCCCCAACATCGACTGGCTCACGCTTATCGCGTTCTGTCGCTTCGAGGCGTTTCTCTTCGAACTCCACCATATCGCGCCATTGGTACTGGTGACCGAAGCCCCAGCAATAACGACACGCGCCGCGGCGATACTGCGAAAGCTGGTTTGCATCGAAGGTGGCAAGCTGCCACATCTGCGCGAGGACTTCATCGGCACCGCCAAGCGTGCGCGCAATGGAGGCTTTCTGCTGCTGCGCAATGGCCTGAGCAACGTTAGGATTCGTTATGAGCTGGCGACCGTAGTTTGGGTCACTATAACCAGCACGTGCAGCGGCAGCGGTGGCGTTGTTGTCCTTCAGGTATTCCGCGACAAATAAGCGCTGCTGAGCGGTAAGTCCATCATCATCCACCAGCTCATTTGCGCTTTTATCTTTCTGCGCAGTGCGCATTTTTTTCTGCGCAGATTTTTGCGCAGTTTGCGCAGTTTGCGCAGTTTGCGCAGAAGGTTTTTTGATATATCGACGTGCGGTAGCGTAGTTCAGTCCCTGCGCTTCACACCATTCTTTTGGTGATACGCCGGTTGAGGCATGTTCGGACAGGAACCGTTGCTGAAGCTCGCCCCAGTCCGGTTTTGCCATTGCTTACTCCAATAAAAAAAACCGCCCGAAGGCGGTTAATCATTCAGTATGAACGCTTTTGTAATGAATCAGAAGTTTTCAAAAAATGGGTCGGCTTTTATTTCGAAAAGCACCCTTAATGCACTTTCTCTATCCACTTCACCTTTACTTAATGACTCATAGACCTCACTAAGCTGAAGATAGATTTGTTTAGCTTTGGCGCGATCCTTTTTTTTCGTCATTGTTACGACGTTCTCATAAACCTGATGCAACGTAAAAGTTAGTTTCGAAAAAGGATGTGTCTCAGGAATGGGCTCAGAAGTTAGCTGATATTTGTTAGGCCCAAGCCCTATAGTTTGCTGTAGTTTAAGCACTGAAATTACGAATGCTTTTTTATCCCTAAAAGCCTCTTGGTTACGCCAACCAAACACTACAACGACCCCTGCGGCAGTTGCCAAGAATGTAGCTACAGCCGCCGATAAAGATATCCATAACCCCAAATATACCCAATTAGCTGATTCGCGTGCTGCGAGCATAGCCTCGTACGCGATTAGATCTGCGTCCATTTTCACCTCACTTATTTAGTGAGTCGATTATAAACAAACGCATTAGCATAGGCACTTAATGAATGCCTGATCTAATGCCGCACAATGATGGCAATAAAAAACCGCCTGGAGGCGGTTCATTCGACAAGTCCATGGACTCTAGCGCTTAAGGATTTTTTCAATTCTTTAAATGCCTGGCCAGTACTCTTGACCGACGCATTTAGTAATTTACGCGCCTCTATGGTATCTAAATCATTCCGTTCATGCGCGTGATAAGCTTTATTTCCTGAGTCTAGATGACGTCTTAACTCGGCCATAGCAGGGGTTAGTTCTGGGAAATAAAGCGGCAATAAAGTATCCAAGCGGTCATGGGTGCTTCTAGCACTGAACTCAGAAAGGAAGGTGTGAAATTGTGCTTTTGTTAACTCACCTTTGATAACGGCTAACTGATAAGCTTGGTAATTGAACACATCCTTATCCCAGGTAGTCAGCAGGAGATAGAGCTCCTCTGCTTTTCCTAAAATTAACTTCTTATTTTGTGTTTCTTTTTCAAGTTTTGCTTGGGCTTGAAAGCGCTTTTCGTTGAATATGTTGGCAACCCAAGCGCCGCCAAGCGCGCCGAGGACAGCTATTAACGAGGTAATGAGTGGGACATACTGAGCCATGCTTAACTCCCTTTTTTTGGAGATATAATAACGTGCTTTATCGTCCAATCACTATGTTTAGTCTTTACAATTTTTTGCCCACGCTTTGTTATGCGCCAGGATGTCTTTTTTCGTCTGGCGGTCCAGCACATCCCAGTCGTGATCCGTTCCGTAGATGGGTTTAACCCAGTCGCAAGCCGTGTACACTACCTCACCCCTTACGGACCCAGTTGTCACACGCTCGCGATCAACATCGTCGCCAGGCATATGGTTAACAGCCTGGTTTCTCGTTCGTTTTTTTGCGTGGCCCTCTGCTACTTCTGTGCCGCCACTTCCCGAGCGAATAGAAGTCCTTCCCATACCAAGCAGCTTAATTTTCTTGAGCAATGCAGCGGTGTTCCCTCGGCTGACATATCGACGACATTCAGCCCGGATAGCGTTGTCCTCCAGACCTTAGGCCAATGAGATACCGGCATAAGCACTCCTGTAGAGGTCAGAATGTCCAGCTCGTCCATTTGGTCTATCTCAACAAGACGATTCAGGACATTTGTCGCATTTATGCAAACCAGATCATTGCGTTGCGCTTTAAGTTCGGCAATTCTGTACTGGATGTCAGGTTTTGACAGGTCTTCGGACGCGGTGCGGTTAGCTGTCTTTGTGCGGTACCCCGCCCGAATAGCCGCTTGCGTGGCGTTTAAATAGATGCGGTACTCGCGACACAACATATCTTGCTTGTCGGTGAGTGCCATAAATATCTCTGAGAGGAATTCAGTGGAAAAGATTGAATTTAAAGTAAAAAATGGCCGTGACATTGCGTTCGTAGGGAAAGAGGTTGCATATGAGCACGATCCTGTACAGGATGTAGCCTACCGTATTTATGAGACTGAAAAAGGGAATTGGATATTTGTTGCATCCTCCAATGAGGGATATCTTTTACAACAACAGGTTTTCAAGAACAAATCCATTGAAGAACTTGTAAAATTCTTTGGTTTTACAGATATTGCAAAATCGATTTATCAACAACTTGATATCGATACCACTCAAAACCTCGACATCTAATACCGTAAGGCAACTTTCCAAAACAATCTTCTAAAGAGTCACCGCGTAGTGACTCTTTTTATGATAGTTAACACAAGAGAATGATTTGTTTCAGAGGAATAATTTGAATTTCTTTTTATTAATATCATTCGTCTTTTACGATTTTTTCTGTCAGTCGCGAAGGCTCTTGATTGAACTGCACGTGCTTCACATCGGCAGGTGCAAAGTACAGCCATTCTCCCGTCTCGGTCGCCAGCGACACAAAGCCTTTAACCCGCACAGGCTGACGCCGAGACAACTTTCCCGTGAAGGCTTAGCCTGTCTGGGTGGTTAGCGTGATTTGGTAGATGTCGGACATTGAGAGCCTCTTTATCCGCTTATGGGGACATTGCCATTACGATGGGCCTACCTAGGGTAATGGCAACAAACAATCGCCCGGAGGCGGTTGTGGCTAATTTTTTAAGTTACACACCGAATCGAAGTATTTTTTTATGGCCTTAACCCCTCGAATGGCCAATCCGCCCCAAGGTGCTGGCAATAGGTCACCATTCTCAATAATAGCTTGAAGAGCCGGCTGGTAGTATTTTGAATAATTTTCGCAATTAAAAACCTTGCCGAGGTCTACTCCTTCAACGTCGACTTCAGTTTCAGTCTGAAGGAACAAATCAAGAGCTTCAAGTTGTTCCTCATTGGTATATTCTTCACTCATAAGGCCTCCGAATCATTAAATGGCTTTATGAGTATTGCAACTGGCTAAGTGAGCACACTAATAGAAAAGTTTATATGTCAACTTACAATTCATTCATTAATCGTACGCTCATTACAGAGGCCCCTCAGTGAGGGGCTTCTATCATGCGATGTACGCAATAGTAAACCGTCCGGAGGCGGTTCGAAGATTATTATTTGGAATGTAACGCAATAGTGACTATTGGTCCCATAGCTAATTCAAGTTTAGTGATATTTCCCTCAAGGAAGGCGATATGCTTGATAGATATGCTTTTCATTGCTTCTATCAACCTCTTGTTTTTTCTCCCTCTTTTTGTTCCAAGGCAGATTAACCATCTCATCTGCATTTCATTACCAGCCACAGAGAGCGCTTTTCGGTGAACGTTATCTTTATCATCCTCCATTCGCTTAGGAGCACGAATCAGACAATTGTTATACTCAATAATTGCATCTATAAATCTTAGAAATTTATTTTCTTCGTACTGTTTTTTCCATTGATTCAGGGCACAGCATGCAATAATTGCTGTTAGCATAGCGAAGAAAGCTGAACAAACATTTGCCCAGATGCCAAACTGTGCGAGGACGTTGTTATCCATGATTATCTCCCGTAAAAGGGAGCATCATACATGGACACATACTTTAAGAAATAGATCTCAATATCAAAGGATTGCTAGTTATGTTTACTTTAAACACTGTTCTATTACGTAGTCCTGCAGGTAACCAACCTGCTTCGTCACTGTGACGATTCGCTCTCTGAGGGTGAAATAATCCCGTTCAGAGGAGTCAGTAAGTCGGGGGCTGGGAGCATCGCCCAGGCCGCCGGCGCTGGCCGTTCCGTTCGCTGGGCATCTGGCGTTGACGTGCAGCCCACACTTGCCAGTGCTAACGCAACGCTGCAGTTCTTCAAGCTGAGATTTCGCATCGGATAATTCCTTCGTGTATTTGGCATCCAGCGCAGCGACATCACGCTGGCGGATCTGCATGTCTTTGATAGTGGCGTTCGCCAAGCTGAGCTGTTCGGTGGCTCTCTCGCGTTGGTCTTTGTAGGTAATGGCGTTACCGCGGTAGTGTTTAATCGCCCAAGACATAGAGACCAGCAGGCAGATAACGACAGCGCAGATGATTGCGGTTAATCGGCTCATTTCTGGCCCCACTCGCAAACTTCACGCTCAATCTCGCGTCGGGTGATCAAACCCTTCCACTGCTTGCCACCAGCATACGTCCAGCGCTGCAGCTCTATGCATGCACCCGGAACATCCCCGGTATTTAACTTTTTCAGCAGCGTCGATCTGCTAAACGCTCCAGCACCCACGTTGTAGGTGAAGGAGTAAAGCGCGGCACGCGTAGGCTCAGGAATGCGTACCTTGATCAGCGGGTCGATGGTGTTTGCCACCTTTCGCAGATCCGCCTTCAGCAGGTTATCGCACTCTTTGTCGGTGTATCGGTGACCGCGGCGAATATCGGCACCAGTGTGCCCATCGCAAACAGTCCAGACACCAACGACGTCTTGATAAGCGTAATAGCGTCTTCCTTCAAGTCCATCCGCATTGCCCAGCATGACAGCTGCAATAGAGATTGCACCGGATCCGCCAACAATGGCACCCACCAGTTTATTCCTGAGTGTCGGGTTCATCTCGGCTCCTGCTGCGGCGGTTGTCTTCGCGGATTTTGAAGTAGAGATTTGTCAGGTACGTGAGTACGGCGATGATGATGCCCACCAGCACGCCAATCGCGTTCCACTGCTCGGGACTGTAGGCATTCAGCATGCCGTTTAGGATGCTACCGGCTGAAGCGCCATATGCAGCACCTGTGGTTAGTTTGTCCATGCGATACATACTCTCACCTCGCGTAGTTAGCGGGTGCTGTGTGTTTCAAAAGAGTTCAGGCTCTTTGACTGATTTAACAACAACACACGTCGAGGAGTTTTCCCGGAGCCTGAAAAGGAAAAGGCTCGCCAAGGCGAGCCATTGATGACTTTCATTTGTAAAATTAAAATATCTATCTGGCGCTTTCGCCTCTTAGTGTCGCAATCCTAAATCCTTGATACGGCCCACGGTGGAGCACAACCTGAAAATATCCTTTTAAATAATACGCTCCCCTAAACCACTCAAGGCTCGAGTAGGAACTAGGGTTTTTTAAAAAACTAATAGTTAATCCAGTACAGTGATTCTCGACACTAGGCCTCTGCTTTTTGTCAAATCCATCATAACATTCTGTCCAGATTGTCAATGATTCAGGATCTAAAGCCTCATTTCGCTGATCTATTTCCTCTCTAGTATCTTTGTCATAAGACTCATACTCTTCTTGCGAAAGCTCAGGTTCTTCATCAACATCAATTTGACCAGAATCAGGGTCAAAATACACATTGAGATATACAACTCGCCCTACATGGGCTTCTAAGAAATCTTCAAAGCGATTTGCATTTTTTGTCAGAGAAGAAATCTCAATTGAATTTGTATATGCATCATCTAAAGGAAATGTCGGGGTTTTACTCGATTCATACCCCTTAATCGCGTAAATGCACGCTAAGACTGACGCTACTGTACCAATGGCAGTCATAATTGATGTAAATGTTATTTTCTTAGACATCCCAAGGCACCTTCACTTATCCATAAGCTTGAACTGTGTAAAAAAGAGATACGAGTGTAATTTTAAATCGAGCTAAATATAGCCGATCTACACATTCATTAAAAGATCCAAGCGCTTAGATATAGTTACCTCAGGACATAGCCTAGAAACACAAAAGCCCCACGGGGTTAACCGCAGGGCTTTAAACGAAGGCAATAACCCATCGTTAGAGCAAAATTACCACAGATTCGGGAAATGTAAATAGCTCACGATAAAATAACGCCCTATTTTGTTATCTGCTTCAGCTGCGCATCTGCCCAGGCCTCTTCGATGTCAAACTTGGTGATTAGCTGATCGTAAAATGGTTTAACAGACTTCTTCCATGTATCGAGACTGATTGCTTTCGTTATCTGGCACACCGCGGCGTATGCCTCGGTCGATGGGATTCGTTCATATCCACGGCCACTGCAGCGTTTGCAATCGGCCAGAATTGGAACGCCCTGCCGTTCTGTAAGAGCCTGATTAACGGCTTTCCCGCGTCCATGGCAATCTTTACAGGCGCAACTTACAACCTTCTTACCCTTACACTGAGGGCAGAGAACGCGCGCTACCTCCCTGACCTGTCTATGCACCTCATACTCAGAAGGACGAATATCCTCCGCGCCCATGTTCAAAGACATCTTCACGAATTTCTTCTCTTTTGCCGGAGTATGAATCTTCATGCTGAAAACCTCAGCGTCGATAAACCCTTCCCCATTGCAGCCATCGCACTGCTTCACACTGGCGGCACTGCGGGAATAATCCTCAAACGCGAAGGTGGCCAGTTGGTGCATTACTAATGGCTTAACCCTAGCATCCAGTTTGCGAAGCGCAGCAACCCGGTCGCACTTGGTCAGCGCATACTGGGCCAGCAGTTCGATCGCCCTCTCCCGGTCATTGTTGCTGATCCCCATCTTCCCGAGAAAGGCGCTATAACCGAAGGCTGCCCGTTCCTGGGTCATGCCCATAGCGGCCATGATATCCGTCCCGGTTAATGAGTCTGATGCAGTAGCTCTAGGAGAGTCGCTAATCATTGTCGATTTGGCGAAGTGATATTTGAGGGTGTTTTCAAGGTTCATGCGGTCTCCAGCTCGGTGATGGTGAGTTCTAATTTCCCGCCTTTAACGACAGGCATTTTCACAACGCGATAGTCGACAACCTGGCAGTCATCCAGCCAGAACCCCGCCTTGGTTAAAGCGTCGAATGCAGCCTTCTGCAGGTTATCCAGATCGCGGCGCCGTCGGTCGGGCATATGACATTCAATGCGGATTTTGAGTGGTGCAGCCGTTCGGATATCTAGCCGGGCGCTTCGAATGACACGGGCGACCGCATAGCGATACGCGACGCCATCAGCACTAATGTGTGTACGCCCGCGGTTGTGCCGGTAATACCGGTTGTTGCTCGGCGGCCAGGGCAAAGTGATTTGATATGTCTTCACGTTCACCCCCACATCCGGTTTCGCCAGCGGCTGTCCGGGCGCGCTGGTGTATTTGAGGTCGGCAAGAATGCACTGACAGTCCAGGTCACGTAATCTGGGTTAAGGCTGCGCTCTACCTTCACGCCGCGGCGCTGGTATTCCGCAATGAGTTCTTCGGCCTGCTGGGTTGTGCAATCGGTATGATGGAACCAGGTCTTCTTCATTCCCGTCACCCCGCAAAGCTCATGAGTTGCGCAGCGGCATTCTCCGCCTCGCGCTGATCCCTGAATGCTTTGGATAATATCCAGCGCCAGAGGACATCAAGCGCGGCCTTGTACAGCTGCTGGAACTCAATTTCGTCCATGTTCGCGAATGAGATGCTGCGAGGATGTTTCTGAAGGGTGCCATCCGGAAGCTTTATGGCGTCGTAATGCCCGGCCTGAATAGTCACCCAGGCGCGGTACGCATCGAAGGATTTACAGAGGCTGATACCGTTCGTGACGCGGCGGCTTGCTACCTGCTCAAGGTAGTGCTCAGCGGCATCAAGCAGTGCTCCTTCGTTGCCACCATAGGAGGCCAGAAATTTAGCGTAGCCGGTAACCAACTTGCGCTCGTTGGAGGAGATCGCGCCGCCAGTCGGCTCCCAGTATTCGAAACCGAGATTGAGAAGCACGAAAAAGCGCCGGTGGAATGCCGGGTTTCGTACCCGCCTGAACTCGGCAACAAGAACATCGCCGAGTCGGGTTTTGGATTGCAGGATATCGCTGGTCTCGGGCGTAGCCGGGATCAGTATTCCTGAGTGGTGTTTTATAAGTTGTAATTCTAGCGCCATGGTTCTCTCCGTGGCGCATCAGGTATAGGTTGTTCAGGCCTATGAAAGAATAATATCAGACGGTGGTGTAACTCGGTACCCCAGTCGTTTTGCAAATTGCATGAACCCGTTGAGAGTGAATATTTCTTCCTCTTCGAGTAACGGTCGTAATGAAACTATTCCATTTACTCGATAAACCAGATATCTCCCTTCCGCCGGGAAGCTATAAATAACTGCTTTATCGGCCCTTCTGACCACGTCGTACCATTGATCATCTGCATTAAAGGCATCTGAACTACACACTATTTCCCCCAGAGCGACTTATTGACGCGGTAAACAGTAATCGGGAACAGCCAGGGGAACGCAAACAGCGATACTCTTTGAAACTGCTCCAGTGAAATTCACGCGATTAATTAAACCACTCGTCCGCGCTTTCCCAGGTCTCCTGAAGTATCTGCTCGACCTCATTCTTGTCGCCTCCAAAAACGGTCAGACCATCAGTACTGGCTCGCTTTATTGTCAGCTGGCATTCATCGAACTGTTCGCTGAGTCTTTTGAGCAGTTCTGACTCGAGCGCAGGTATAGCTCCATCAGGAAGTTTCTTCATGCGATCAATGGTTAGTTTGATTTTCATTTTTCCCTCCGCAATGAATTACTGTATGCATGTACAGTATGTTTATAAACTTATGTAACGGATTTTGCAACGTTTTATGTGATAACAATGTATCGCACGGAGAATGTGTCCCCCCAAACAAGCAACAGGTAACTTCTAGCGTGAAGACTTGGAGTTTCTGTGGTTTGAGTGTTTTAAAGCGGAAGCATGAATGAACATTTGGATATGTATCATGGCTCACAAGCAACATGTCATGACCACACTCTCCAGCCAGAACCTGCCTTGTAGATTCGCGCTTTGAGATCATCGTTCAAGTCCCCGTTACAAATGTTCCCATCATTTGAATTAAAGATTTTTCAGCCATTGCCGATACTACTCTGGTCCTTGCTTGTGACGCGTTCAGTGTTCAGTACTGTTTGCTTTGGCCATCCGGACTGATTACATACCGCCTCATCAAAGCCAATCCTTAATATAAAGGGAACTTATGAGATTAAAATATGCAGCACTCATACTCGCCGTTGCCATTACAGGCTGTGATGACAAAAAAGACGTGATCGGTTGTTCTTCTGAAATGACCCAGTCAGCGCTCATGGATTTATTAAAAAAATCTGCTTATGAAGGACTTTCTGAACAGGTCGACAAATATCCTGACGTTACAAATCAGACCAAACGAAGCGCCTTAGACAAGATAAAACTGGTCATCTCTGAAATCTCCACAACCTCAAGTGACACGGGTAGTACAATGAAAACGTGTGAAGGTACTGTGACGATGACCCTACCTGCGAATGAGTACGCTCAGCTTTCTGATGCTTACAGGAAAAACTTTAACCGTAATCTCGATAAGCAAATGGAAAGCCTGTCTTTAGATAACAACGCAAACAGCTTTTCAAAACGCATCTCCTACACAGCACAGGCGACCGACGATCAGAAAAACGTTTTCGTAAAAGCCTCCTCTGATAATCCGATATCTGTGGGTGCCGCTGCACTTACATCGCTTTCAATCATCAACCCGATCGTTGAACAGCAGAAGATCCAACAGGCTAAAGATGCCCAGCAGAGCCAAATTGAAGCGCAACAGCAGGCTCAACTCAGGGCGCAGCAACAGGCCCAGTATGAGGCAGAGCAGCAAATTGAGAGACAGACGCAGCTGCAGGCACAAGAAAAGGCAGAACAGCAGGTCCAACAGCAAAATACTGGGAGCCTTGATCAGTCCCGAATGGCTTTTGCGAATGCCGACTCCGATTTGAATACCGCCTGGAGCACATTAACGCCGACAAAGAAAAAGGAGTTACTGCCTTCTCAGCGCCAGTGGATCAAAACAAAGGATGCTATGTGTGGCAAAGTTTCAATGCAGGGAACTGATTCAGAAGTTAAGAAAATGGTCGACTGTCAGACGCAAATGACCCTTTCTAGGACTGCTTTCATCAGAACACAATAACTGAAGATCATTTTAGGCTGGTGGCCAGTACTGAGCTGGCTCCAGCGTAATGCTTGATATTTTCCGGCGTGTCCTCTGACCTTTTTCCATCATGAAGCGTAAGCTTCACATCAGATCAGTGAGTTTCCAGCTCAACATGTGACATGATTTTACGTTCTGACATAGTTTGGGATGTCAAATTTGTGCCATAAGCGGAACTTGCTAACATCATGCTAAATTAGTTTGCTGGGAGCACATGATATAAGCCATAACCATGTCCTTTTTACAAATCTTATGAAATATGAAAAAAAATAAACCGGAACCTGAAATTTCCCTGTGATAAATGCGGGGGTTCTAATGGATACTAGAGCAGAAAAGATAAACCCCGTATAAACAGGGTTTTATTTTCTGCCTGATAATAATTTAATCTCGGATAAACTCACCTTCATGATAATCAATATTTATAATTATCGTCGAAATTATAGGCCCCCGCTCTGAAATAAGTAAATTTAAATATTGCCCAAACTTATTTTGTATAAACTTTGCAACCTGAATGCCATATTTTTTTAGAAAATAATCATAACGAGCGCGATAATACCAGGCAAAATCATCATAATCTATTTGTAAGAGGTCCAAAAGACTGACATCATCGATCATCAAACCAAGGCCTTTAATATGACAAGGAATATATCCAGATGACTTATAGAAACGCTTTTGACGATCATAGCCCTTCATAGTTACGCCATGATAACTTGTAAGCAAGTCATCTATCATTTTTGACCATTCGCATGTCCTGTCTATATTGCCATTTTTGAATTTAACCTCTCTTCCCATTGTTTGATATTTGAGCATTTCATCGATGACTGCTTCTAAGTAATTCTTTGTTACACCGAGACTTTTACTTGACGAATTCTCTGGCCAACCGATCACGTAAGGATCTGTTTTTTCAGGAGATTTATAGCTCCACGCTTCATGTTTCGGCATCATCAGATACTTGGCGCAATCAGCGAGTCCCGGTTCATCACCACCAAGTTTGTACATCCCTAGTTCTTTACCTGATGCTTTAGTGCCAGGATATAAGGTCAGCAATTCTTCGCGGTTAACTGATTCAAGTAGCTTCCTTTCTTTTTCTGTTGAAGGTCCATCGGGCAATAAATTGTATTTTTCTGAGCACTTGCCTTGTAATAAAACGGCACGGACTTTTTTAAAACCATTTTGGCTGTTAAATTCATTGAAGATAAACAAAAGGTCTGCTAGTTCGCAGTTAAGGACTTCATCTTTCCTAGCTTTAAGACTTACCTGATTCGTGTTGCCATAACTCGTAGAAGAGTTGTTCTCATTTTCGTACTTGCTTACGGTAAACTTTGCCTGAGGTGTCCCATCAACCCAAACTGAGTTTGCGCTGACATTAATGTACGGATTGTTGTTTAAGTATGTTTTTTTTACTTCAGAAACAATGTGATCAAGAGTTTCTACAGAATGTAGGTTTCGCAGCCCCCACCGTTCAAGCGAGGCTCTTTTTTTGTGTTTCTTGTTCAAGTAAACCTTGCGCCAGCACTCCCAACTTAAAGGTTCTGTCATCATATTCATTCCATAGAAGATTCGAATAATGATTATATGCGGATTATCTAGAGCCTTGCGACAGGAATATCACTCCAGCGTGATCTGCTCCGCGTTGATTAACACGTCGCAATGTTAGTTATGCGACTATTTGGCTACGAGCTCAACTGCTAGCCTCCGCTCCTCGTTCACCGCAGACCTTCAGCCCACTGAGCTTGTCCGCTTTGTGCCAAAAGCTGGCGTTGCTATGGCTGCTGGGTATCAACCGGTAGGGGCCAGGTCAGGGGCACGGGCGGTATGGAGGCTGGGTAATCATGCCTATGACGTCCCGGCCGCTTTAAAGGTGAATGATTATCTTCATCTGTGGGCTGGAGCCCTGGATGTAGCCGGCAACGTTTTGAACAGCAAAAACGCATGCCCTTTAAAATATTGCGCAGTTCAGGGGGGGAATGTCTTGGAATGATGTTCACGCCTGATAAGCTTCCCCCCCTGTATCAGCATCAGAATCCTTCACCTTCGCCTGTTACCGCCGGGCCAGAATAATGAACCTGTGCAATTTTCCAGTTTCCGTCAGGGCCTTTTAACAGCACCTGGCTTTCGCGCCCAGTAGTATGAAGCTCATCGCCGCTATCACGAAAGGTTGCAACAAAGTCCCAGTAAAACTCTACTACGGCCGTATTTTCACCATAGTAACGGATGTCAGGCGCACCTACGGTTTTCAGTAAACGGCTGGAAAACATTTCATCCATTGTCATGCGATAAAAGTTTTGCTCAATCTCATCCCAGCCTTTTTCATGTCCGCGGGGATGAATGAAACTGACGTCATCGCCAGCCTTCCATATAGAGCGCGCTAATTCGTAATCGCATCGGATAATTGACTCGATATAATCACTGATGACATTCTCAGCTTTGTCATGCTTCAGGTTCATTTTTAACCTCATTTTTTACCGGCATCCAGATTCAAAAATTCTGGAAGAAAAGACTTAGTTAATTGACTTTGACTGTCGATGAAAGGTGCCCCGAAGTGACGGGGCAACATTGTCAGGCAAGCGCTTTCTGAACGCTTACTGCGATAGGCGTAGTTTTTCTGCCAATCAGTTTTGACAGAACATGGCTGTCATCAAACAACGCGTTCTGAGAGGCACCCGTATCCCATGACGCAATCGCCTCAGCAAATCCATCAGGCAGGCCTGCATTTTTTAGTGCCGCCGCGTAATCTGCTTCCGGGATATTACGGTAAGGAATATCTTTGCCGCTCTGAGCCGTAATTTCCGCAGCTAAATCAGTCAGCGTATAGAATTCATCTCCGGCCAGCTCATAGGTTTTGCCTTCGTGGCCTTGCCCGGTCAGCGCCACTACAGCGGCTTCTGCGTAATCCTCACGAGGCGCGGAGGAAATTTTACCTTCGCCAGCACTGCCATAAAAAGCGCCAAGGCCCAGCGCAGGTGCAATAGAACCCGTGTAGTTTTCTGAATACCAGCCGTTACGCAGGATTGTATAGTCCAGCCCCGAGTTTTTGAGAGCCTGTTCTGTCTGGACGTGTTCTGGTGCCAGGTTGAGTGGTGACTTGTCAGCATGCAGCAAGCTCGTATACACGATGCGCTTTACACCATTTTTTACAGCAGCACGGATTACATTTTCGTGCTGCACCGCACGTTGCCCGATTTCATTGCCGGAGATAAGCAGCAGGGTATCAACTCCTTTCAATGCTACATCCAGCGTATCCTGGCGAGTGTAATCAGCTTCGCGTGTAGCTACACCCAGGCCAGCTGCTTTCGCAGGGGTTCTTACCAGAGCGACAATTTCAGAAGCGTCAACTTTTTGTTTAAGTTTTTCAATAACTAACTGGCCAAGATGGCCTGTTGCACCAGTGATTGCAATCGTCATTTTATTCTCCGTATCAGGTAAAAGTTGCTCACGTTTAAACTGAAAAGGTACTATACCGATATAGATTATTTTAGTAAGTACTTACAAAAAGGTTAGTGTTAAATGACATTGATTAAAGATCAGGTTCGTGACAATGCTTCAGCGTCAGAGATGCCTGCTATCACCTGCAATGTGATGGCTGCAGGATGCCCGTCAAGGCAGGTACTTCAACACCTGAGCAGCCGCTGGGGCGTTTTGATAATGGTCGCCCTGCTATCTGAGACCCATCGTTTCAGCAGCTTAAGACGGCGTATTGAAGGGGTAAGTGAAAGAATGCTGGCCCAGACTCTACAGTCTCTTGAGAGTGATGGGATGATTAAACGGTACTCATATGACACCATACCCCCGCATGTCGAATACTCACTGACGCCTCTGGGACGCGTTGTGGCAGTGAAACTGCAGGAACTTGTTTCAATAATTGAGGCCAGCCAGGCAGAAATCCTGAATAATTCGCGTTAAAAAATTAATGTGCTGACGTTATCGTCTGCCTGCTTTTAATGATACTACTAATTATTGACTGACCGTTCCATAATTGTTAGGGTGATAACAGTTCTGAGGCAGGAGTAAGCGATGGCAGGCAGACCAAGAGAATTTGATGACCAGCTGGTAATACAGGCAGCCATGGATGCATTCTGGCGTAACGGTTTTGAAGCGACTTCGGCGCAGGAACTCGTTGACAGCACAGGTCTGGGCCGTGGCAGCCTGTATGCTGCTTTCGGCAGTAAAGAAAATCTTTATCATGAAGCCCTGCGACGCTATCACCGCTCCAGCATTGAGTTTCACGAGGAAGTTTTCCGCCAGCCCGGAAGCGTGAAAGATCGACTCCGAATTCTGCTTGAAAAAGGCATTGAGCTTGATTTCAGCGACATTGAGCGTAATGGATGTATGGCGATATTTTCTCCTCTCGAAAGAGCGGCTAAAGATAAAACCGTTGAAGGCCTGAGTCGCAGCTATATCAAAGAACTTGAAGGGATGTTTGTTGCGCTTTTTTCTGCCGGTATTACGACCGGAGAGTTTGAAAGGGGCCGTCAGGCTCAGTCGATGGCGAAAGCATTCATGTGTGCCTACTTTGGCTTCCGGGTGTTTGGCAGGATCGTGCATGAACCTGAATATCAACAGCATGCGATTGAAGCGCTTATCGGCAGTATTCAGTAAAAGGCCAGAAGGCCTTTTTATTTAACCTATTTTTGAACGATCATTACAATTTACGAGGAGAAAATTTATGACTGACGATTTTCAGAAAGAACAGCTGATAGCGGCACGCTATGGCGAGAAAGACAGGCCTGAAAATATTATCTGGAACAAACAGATAGAAGGGTTACTCTGCCACCGTTCAGTCAGAAGCTTTTCGCCGCAACCTCTGCCTGAATACTGGTTGAAACTCTGGTGGCAGCCGCACAGTCTGCCTCAACATCCTCAAATCTACAGCAATGGAGCGTAGTAGCGGTTACCGATCCTGAGCTTAAGGCACAGGTAAGAAAGCTGTCCGCTGGGGATAGCGGTCTGGCTAATGGCTACATTGAAGAAGCGCCTGCGATACTTTTATGGGTGGCTGACCTGTCGCGTAATCATGATATGACCGTGGCGGATGGTCTGAATCCGGGTGTGCATGAATATCTCGACTCATTTGTTATGGCGACTGTGGATGCCTCGCTTGCCTCGCAGAACGCTACTGTGGCGGCCGAATCAATCGGACTGGGAACCGTTTATATCGGGGCTACACGAAACAAGGCAAAAGAACTGGCCGAACTTATTCAACTGCCCCCGCACAGCTACGTTGTATGCGGACTGGTTGTCGGATGGCCCGATCCGAAAAGCAACGCAAGTATTCGCCCACGCCTGCCTCAGAGCGTGGTCGCTCACCATAACCGCTACAACGCATCTGACTTTGACGCACATGTTAAAAGCTATGAAGAAGCGTTCCATGCGTTTCGTGAAGGACTGGGAATGAAAGACAAAACCTGGAAACAGGCCGTACAAAGCTCAGCAACAAGCATGGACTATATGGACGGACGCCAGAACCTTCGCGCTACGCTTGAAGATCGCGGATTCGGTTTTAAATAAATCTGTTGCGGCTGTGTGTGCAGCCGCAAAAAAAGCGTCACTTACTGCTATCAAATCAGACATAAGTATTACGTCCGCTTTTCGCTCAAAGCGGACCATTTCATCCCTGTGCCCTCCCTTCAGCCTTCATCCGGTCATATTTTGCTTTCAAAAGCTCCGCAGGTGTTGGCCCCTGCGGAACTTCTGGCGCCGCCAACGCCCGACGAACAGGCGGGATCGGCTTTCCTGACAGCACCCTTTTTTCCCACATATCCAAGATGTCGCTGGCTTCACGCTCAAGCTCTTTCTGGCTCAGTTGGCCATCAGTTCCGCGGCGCCGTAGCTCGAGGCAGATATGGTAAAAAACCGGCTTTGGCCACGGATAGTGCTCACTGCTCGGGTACCGGAACACCAACTTACGCCACTTCCAGTATTCAGCCATGACGTCACCGGTGGTGATCCCCAGCACGCAGCGCCCTTCCCTGCACCACTTGATGAACTGGCCTGGCGAGGGCAAAAACGGACGCTCCTGGCGACGCACCATGCGCATGCCCGCTTCAACCTGCTCCATGGTGGTTATCCCGTTTTCTTTGAACGCCAGCACCCACTGGCGGCGGATCTCGTTCACGTCTTCCTGGCTGCGATTAACCAGGCTAGCCGGAAACGCGGCCGCCAGCTGTACAAACAGGCCGTTGATAATCTGCGCCACCTGCTGCGTTTGTTCGCGTTCGGTGTACTGCTCAGGCAGGTTGTGCGCTACGCGGCGGGCCTGTTCCCGGTCAAAATTGCAAATGCTCTCGGCAAGATTTTTCATTCCAGCACCCCGTCAATCCAGTCGGTGTTATGCAGGTCGATACCTCCCCGGGAAGGTTTCACCATTCCAGTTGCGCGCAGCCGTTTGGTAGTCAGCTGATCCCACTGCTTGCGCAGACTTGAAGGGCTCAGGATGTTGTCTTTCCAGAACTCGTCCCGGTTGGCCCACTGGAACAGGTCACAGATTTCGTAGTGAGTACGCTTGTCCTGGACACGCATCAGCCTGATGGTGTTTGCCCATTCAGCCCAGTTGGGTTCGGAAAGCGATGCGTTGACGGTGAGAAGCCTGTCGTAAATCCAGCGAGCGGCCTTGAGGTCGTCAGCGGATCCCCATGATTTCCCTGCCGGGGTGTATATCCCGGCGGCAGCTTCTGGATGGCGAGAGAGAAACTTTTGAGTTTTCTGGTTTCGGGATTCGTCAGAATTCCGAGACGAGGATATTTTAATATTGTTCTTGTTATAGTCTTGGGTGTCTACCGTTTCCGGGAAGGTTTTTCCCGTTTTCGGTAACACTTTTCCCGATTTCGGGAAGACTTTTCCCATTTTCGGTTTGTCTAAAATCCAGGCGGAAAGGTCAGTATTTATACCGACCGTTTTCATTACGCCCTGCTTTTGACTGAAGATGATTTTGCGTTCTGCGAGCGTTTTGAGCGCATCAGAAACATGCGAATCACTCAGCCCTGTAAGCTCAGCGATCACCGTGTTCGTAACGCGGTCCTGTTTCTTGTTCCAGCCGTAGGTAAGCCAGATCACCGCCTCAAAACACTGCCACTCCCGGCCTGACATTCTCAGACGAGGCTTAAGCTGTTGGATCTCGTTAGCGACCTTGGTATACCCGTTCGACAGGTCGGCCATACGACCTCCCGGTTGTTCGGTTCTGTGGGGGAAATTGATAATTTCAGCTGTGTTTGACATACTTAGCTCCGCAATTACACTCCGTTTTTGCACCTGAAAGTCGGTTCTGTTCGCGCAGACCGGCTTTCGCCTTTTCTGAAGTCTTCACATTGCCCCCAGCATGGTTGTGACCATCGCCAGTAGCGGCGCTGTAAGATCCGGATCGACTCTGAACATTTCGAAAATCCCCTCGCCTAACTCCTTCAGCTTTTCCTTCTTCGGTGCATCGAGCATCAGAGCTTGCTTCGCCTCGCTTACCTCTTTTTCTAATCTGGCCATGCGATACGCAAACGAGTCGTTCTTTACGACACGGTCGCGGTATCGAAGCGGTAAGACAGACATGATCGCGGGCACCAGCTGTTCGACGTTCTTTCGGTAAGATGCGGAGTCTTCTTTGTTGTCCAGCCAGCGAAACAGCTTCACGTTCCAGACATCGGCCTGGCCTGAGAAGTCCACGCCATTAAGCTGAAGTTCTTCTGCCGCTTCTTGGATCTGAAGAGCGACAGCTATGCGCCCTTCTGCCGCTGCCCAGGCTCGGACCGCAGAGCAGATATCACGATGATTTATATCCTGCGTTGCCGGTTCACTTTGATGACACGGGAATATCAGTGGATTAGAGGAAGCTCTGTTACTCTGTTGGAATGAAACAGTCTGCATGGTTAAAGCTCCTGTTTGGGTAAACCGTCAGTGGGATTCGGGTATAGATCGGGGCGTAGCTCGTGGGGAGTAACTCCAGTAAGTACGTAAATAGGCAGTACACGATCAGCTGGGACCATTCCCTGATAGCGGTTTCGCCAGTGACTAATTGTCATTGCGCTAACTTCTAACATTTCAGCTAGTCGTGTCGCTGTACCAACCTTCTTTATAGCTTTATCAATTGCTTTCATTTTTAGCTCCACTTAACACAACACGATTAAACATTATGTTTATTAATATGTCAACATTTTGAATATTGAGTGATTAAACTTTTGGTTTAGAATCAAGCTATGAAAGAAAAAACGCATCAGATTAATCACCCGCAAGTGCAGAGGCTCAATGAGATCCTTGAGCTTAAGAAATTGACCAAGTCAGATATGGCTCGCATTTGCGGTGTAAGTGCTCAATCAGTGAACAATTGGTTCGTACGTGGCACGATTGGGAAAAGTTCGGCGATAAAACTGGCTGATGCGCTAGGGGTCAGCCTTGAGTGGGTCCTCGGACAAGAAGTTAATGAAAAAGATGGGTTGAAAGCGGATGAACAAAGATTGCTTGAGCTCTATCGTCAGTTACCTGATGATGACGAAAAGCAAAACTTTTTGAGAATCATATCCCTCCGCCTGAAAGAACTTGATGCAATATATGAGAAGTATATGAAGGGACGTATCAGATTTGGCGAGGATTGAGGTAACTTGATGACTTGTTTTTGCCTCAAATAATTACGTCTGAATCCAATCAATGGTATACGTTCACTGACCAAAACCCTTGTACCTAGAAAGCCTTCGGGCTTTAAATGGAAATTTAACGAGTGGCTAAAACAGACGATTACCTTCCAAGCCAAGCTGAGGTAGATCAAGTCCTGTACTGCGTGAAGATAGTCAACTTCTCGGGAGTAAAGTGGGGGCCGAAACCACCGCCAGACAGACCGTTGATGTGGCTACAGATGCATGTTGTCCCCACTGACACGGATGGTATTCCCATCCAAGGTTTGTTATTTCTTCTGCAATGGAAGCCAGATCATGACTCACAAGCAGACACTTCGGTAACATTTCCTAAAATCAATATCGTCGCACTTTACAATAAGAAACGTATCTTCGCCGTAGATACTTATCCTTTTGATAAACATAAAAATAACTACAAAATCGATCGGGATGATTATCAACCCAGCATTTCGGGTCCACACTATCATGTGTACTATGAAGAGGCTGGCTACTATAGTGATAAAATCGGTTTCCCAGTTACGGAGACCATAAGCCCTGATGATTTGGCCGGGTATTGGAACTTCTTTTGCGAGAAACTCAATGTAGTTCCTGTAGGAAAAATGCCCATGCCTTTAGAGGATGAATCTGGACAGTTAGGACTTGGAATATGATGTGCTCAACGGTGATCTCACAACTTGGTTTTGAATGTTATTCAATAGGCGAAACCATGAGAATTATCAGTCCCTTCACATATTGTGATGATGGGGAGCATGTCGGCGCATTTGTCCGAGAAATAAGTGGTAAATTTTTAGTAAGTGATCGATGTGATGCTCTTATGAACATGGAGGCCAGAGGAATCACTGTTACTAAAAAACGCTTAGATGAGATTCGGCGTTTGCTGCATCGTGAGGGAACGGAATTAAATGATCGCGGTGAGATAATTCGTTGGGCCACTGAAAGTGATTTAGGTGCTGTAACATCAGATGTCATCAGGGCTGGAATATTGGCATCGACTCTTTCTCTTGATTGGTACCAGCCAGTGCAAGCCGAAAGGTTTGAAAGTATAGTAATAGACTACTTATACCATTCTTTATCTAAGGATATTATCCACCTACGGGATAACGTTACGGGTATGAGCGGTCATCAAATAACAGTTCCAGTAACCCTAAAAACAGCCGTTCCAAAATACATATTCACTTCAAGCGTAAAGAGCGGCGGTAGTTGGAATAGCGCGTATTCACTACTTGGTAGGCTCATTGATCTCAAAAACGCAAACACTGTGCTTAATAACAGGTATGTTATCGTGGATAGCGATGCAATAGGTGAACATATGCAGCAACTCACCTTGCTTTTCAACGAAACTAGTCATGTACTCCCCTTCTCTAAGCGAGAATCTTGGATCGCTAAGCTAGCAGCCTAACACTAACCCGGTATATATACCGGGTTTTTTGTGATTTCTTCCAAAAGTTACCCACCCTCCCAGCCATCGCACTGGTTTCTTGGCTTTTTTTTATCCAAATTCATCTCGCTCATCCCACTTTAAACCTTTAGCTTATTTGTTTTTACTCATTTTGTTGACATGAGTTTAAACTTTATGTTTAACTTAAAGCGAAGTAAGAACCACCCAGGCAGGACGCCCACGAAGTAGCCGCCGACGGCATACGAATAGTCGGATGAGGTGGAGAGATTAACGCGCATCAGGTGTAAACGTTCCGCTGGCCGGCGATAAGGCATACGAGGGTGAGAATGGTTGATTTCGCACGCAAACCAGGACGGCAACAGGCCGTAAAACTTAACTTCTTCGAGGTGATTCTTCGCCGCTTATGCTACTTGCTGGCGCAAAAGGGGAATCCAGATGTGTAACTCAACGAAATGCGGGTACTGCGGCAAGCCGGTTGAACCGGAGAAAGTAGTCAAAGGTACCCTTCTCTATCGCAACGGCTCACAGCTGGCGCGCAAAGAAAAAGAATACTGCTCTGAACGTTGTGCTTCGTACGACCAGATGGCCCACGAGGCATAACGTAAAAGCCGCGCAAGGCGGCCCGTACGTCCGGTGCTCCCGACCAAAGTTACACCGGAAAACTACTTAAAAAACCAAAGTTCACCCAATGGGCGCTATCTCTGGCCCGGGGATCTTACATCCAAAAAAGAGGATCTCACATGGAATTTTTCTATGTAGTTAAGGCTACGCAGAAATCCGGCAAAGAAGACGCAGTGATTTGGTTCACTGCTAAATCAGAAGCCCGTGCCTACCTGCAGCTCGATGTTGAGCTGGAAGATGCAGGTATTGAAACCGGACGCGGTAAGGATTACGCCAAACCGGTTCGAACCGATTTCCCGGTGTATAACGACCTCCCGGAAGAAAGCACCGTGGATTACACCTGGTGCAAACACTACGAACTGCAGAACGATGGACGCACCTGGCTGCCAAAGGCTGGTGCTGAGTCTACTGGAGCCATGGACAACACTGCCGCACCGGAGCCGACTGTTAAAGTCGAAACTACCGTGGAGAGTGTCCCGCTTGAAAACCGCACTCCAGCGGTCCGCTTTGCCGTCCACCTGACCAACGACAAATACCAGTCACACATCAGTAAAGAGCAGCAGCTAGCTACCAGCGAAATGTCACTGGATGAAGGCAACACCTATCTCCAGAACCTGCTGCAGGCGAAGAACGACATCCCTGAAATTGCCGAACTGAGCCTGAAAGCTGAGTGGAAACTGGTTCAGGCGATTAAGCAGGTATTTGCGCCAGATGAAGAGCACGAAGTAAAGCTGCTTGCTGCTTTCATGGCCGACTGGTTGAGAGTAGATGCAGGTGACCGCAATGAGTTAGTTAGAGAGTGGAGAAGCGGAAAGCTTACACTTCTCAAATCAGAAAGCACCAGCGAGACCGGTGTTACAACCGATCAGGTTCTGGAACCTGATAACGGTATCCAGATTGACGAGAATGATGACGAAACCACACGTTATCCAGTCGTCCGTATGCCGTTCCGCAAACAGCTACTCGCCCAGTTCACCGCCGACGAACTGCGCCATCACGTAACCCGCGAAGAATACGAAGGTATCAGCGCGCTGGAGATGGACACTGACAACAGCTATGTCCAGAACCTGCTGCTGGCGGCTGAAAACTGCGAAGAGGTTAAGGGTTATGACACCAAAGACCTGTGGCGCTATACCGACGCCATTCGCAAGGTGTTCAGCCAGGATAAGCGTCACGAACTCGCTTTGGTTCTCCGTTTCACCAGAATATGGGCGGCGACTGATTATATCGATCGCGGCATTCTCGTTCGCGAATGGGGTACCGGTAATCGCATCAGTAATGTTCAGCGCACTGATTCTGGGACCAATGCAGACGGTGGCTATGTAACGGATCGCGGTGAAGGCGCGCATCACACTCTGGACACCCTCGATCTTGAGATCGCATGCGCCCTACTGCCTATGGACTTCCACCACTTCGAAATTCCTTCGAGCGTGTTACGACGTGCCAAAGAAATCGTGGCGAAGAAAGAAGAACCATGGAAATCATGGAGCGCCATCCTGCGTAATCAGCCCGGCGTACTGGCGGTGAACCGTGCAGCAATCTTCAATCTGATCCGCATAGCGCCGGAAAACATCCACCACACGCCAGCGGCTCATCTTGAGTTTGTTAATAAAACCATGACGGCTGAGTTTAACTCTTCTGTGGAGTTACTGCCGTTGCCTACCCCTGCAGTTGAGACTGAAGCCCCAGGTGAACAACCGCAGGTTGAAAATCACGGCAGTGGAGTGTTCTCCATCGATGGCCTGATGGGTGGAAATACCGAACCGGTCGTCGATACCTCCTCAAATGAAGTCGAAAAAACGGAAAACACAGCGGAGACCACCAGCGATGTGCAGATGGAAACGGCTAAGCCAGAGAAAGACGAAGATGTTGGTTCGCTACCACCGGGCAAAAGCACTGATGCAGCTAATTCGCAGACAGATTCCGTAGCGCCGGAAGATCAACAGTCAGAGCCAGTAATCGAATACCCGGCCTACTTCGAGCCTGGCCGCTATGAAGGTCTGCCGAATGATGTTTATCACGCAGCAAACGGTATTAGCTCAACTCAGGTAAAAGATGCCAGGGTCAGCCTGATGTATTTCAATGCGCGCCATGTGGCTAAAACTATCCCGCGCACAGCATCCAAAGTTCTGGACATGGGGAACCTGGTGCACGCCCTTGCATTGCAGCCGGAAAACCTCGAAGCAGAGTTCAGCGTAGAACCTGAGATCCCGGAGGATGCGTTTACGACCACCGCAACTCTGCGTGAGTTCATCGACGCGTACAACGCCAGCCTGCCGGCGCTGCTAAGCGCTGACGAGATTAAAGCGTTGCTTGAAGAACATAACGCATCCCTTCCTGCTCAAGTGCCGCTTGGCGCCAGCCAGGAAGAAACGGCTCAAAGCTATATGGCTCTCCCTGCTGAGTACCAGCGTATTGAAGAAGGCCAGAAGCAGACAGCTTCTGCAATGAAGGCATGCATTAAAGAGTACAACGCCACCCTGCCCGTGCCGGTTAAAACCAGCGGCAGCCGTGATGCGCTACTCGAGCAATTGGCGATCATCAATCCTGATTTGGTAGCGCAGGAAGCGCAGAAATCGACGCCGCTGAAAGTCTCCGGCAGCAAAGCAGACATGATCCAGGCAGTTAAGTCGGTTAAGCCCGATGCCATATTTGCCGACGAACTGCTGGATGTCTGGCGCGACAACCCTGACGAAAAGATTCTGGTTACCCGCCAGCAACTGGCCACAGCGCGGGCAATTCAGTCGGCACTACTGGCGCACCCGACCGCCGGCATGCTGCTGACACATCCAAGCCGCGCCGTTGAAGTGAGCTACTTCGGTTTTGACGACGAAACAGGTTTAGAAGTGCGTGTACGTCCGGACCTCGAGATTGAACTGGACGGCGTGCGTATCGGTGCTGACCTGAAAACCATCAGCATGTGGAATGTGAAGCAAGAAAGCCTGCGCGCCAGGCTGCACCGGGAAATCATAGACCGTGACTATCACCTCAGCGCGGCTATGTATTGCGAGACCGCGGCGCTGGACCAGTTCTTCTGGATTTTCGTCAACAAAGACGAGAATTACCACTGGATCGCCATCATCGAGGCGTCAACCGAACTGCTGGAACTGGGCATGCTCGAGTACCGCAAAACAATGCGCGCCATCGCAACCGGATTCGACACGGGCGAATGGCCAGCGCCGATCACTACCGATTACACCGATGAACTGAACGACTTCGACCTGCGCCGCCTCGAAGCGCTGCGCGCTCAGGCTTAAGGGGGATTTATGCATAACACAAACGTTACCGTTGCTGACCAGAACACCGTTATTAACTCCAACGTGGCTTTGTTCGATTCCCAGTATCTTAACGCCATCAGCACGTTCGCGCAGATTATGGCCCAGGGCACCGCTACCGTTCCTAAGCACCTGCAGGGCAATCAGGCCGACTGCATGGCTGTAGCGATGCAAGCGGCACAGTGGCAGATGAATCCCTTTGCCGTGGCGCAGAAGACGCACCTGATTAACGGTGTGCTCGGGTATGAAGCGCAGCTGGTTAATGCAGTCATTTCACGCAGCGGCGTTCTGGCAAGTCGTTTTGAATATGAGTGGTACGGGCCTTGGGAAAAGGTCGTTGGAAAATTCCACATCCGTAAAGGCGACAAAGGCGAGTACCGCGTCCCGGGCTGGACCATGGCTGACGAAGCCGGGATTGGCATGATTATCCGCGCAACGCTTAAAGGCGAAGATCAGCCGAGAGAACTCGATTTACTGCTGGCTCAGGCCCGTACCCGTAACTCTACCCTCTGGGCTGACGACCCTCGCCAGCAGCTGGCGTACCTGGCCGTCAAACGCTGGGCGAGACTGTTCTGCCCGGATGTGATTCTGGGCGTCTACACTCCGGATGAGCTCGAAGATCGCCGTGAAGAGAGAGAGGTAAACCCGGCACCGGCGCAGCACGTAAGCCTTGCAGATATTTCAGGTGAGAACGTCACCCCGACTCAAACAGCTCAGGAATCAGCTCAAAACATCGATGCACTTGCTGATGATTTCCGCGACCGCATCGAGGCGGCTCAGGATGTGGATAGCGCTAAAGCTCTGCGCGCAGATATTGAAACCGTGAAATCAACGCTGGGTTCTGCCCTGTTCACTGAGCTGAAAAACAAGGCCGTGAAGCGTTATTACCTGGTTGATGCACGGAACAAAGTCGAAGCAGCCATCAATTCCTTGCCACCTTCAGATGAGCCCGATGCAGCTGAGCGGTTCGCAGAAGTTGAGCGAGTTCTTGCAGCGTCCAAACGCCATCTGGGTGACGAGCTGCATGGTCAGTTCAGCATCACCCTGGCGGATATGAAACCGGAATACGTGGACTAACGAGATCTGGAGGGGAAACCCTCCCTCAAGGAGAAGAAATGCGACTGATTAATCGAGGCAGTAAGCAATCCCCTTTAGCTCGCCAGGCATGTGAAATCGCACTCGCAGCCCACCAGCAAAGATATGGTGATTATGGGCGCAGCAAGATGAAAGAGACCTATACGGTAAGAGTGGAAGGCGTGAAGGTCTGGGTTGAAGTGGTCAACTGCAAGGCAAGCTACGTGGCCACAGCAATGACCGGCATGCGCCGACTGCGTTCCCTGCCCGGCCAGGCAAACTGAAACTGAAACAGAAATATCAAGGACAACAAACCGGCATATCTATACTAATGCCGGTTACCTGAGGTGAACCATGTCGCAGGTAATTTTTAACGAAGAATGGGTTGTTGGCGCAAGGCTCACAGAAAAAACAGGCCTGACCGAACGACAGATTGAGAAGTATCGACAGGGCTGTTGGGTGGAAGGTGTCCATTTTAAACGGGTTTCTCCTTCCGGAGAAAAAACCTTGCGTGGCACAACCTGGTACAACTATCCGAGAATTAATCAGTTAATAAGGGATGCGTAAGATGGCAGCTTTGCCTACAGGTGTCGAAATCAGAAACAATAAGATTTGTATCTGGTTTATGTACCGGGGAAAGCGTTGCCGCGAAATTCTCAAAGGTTGGATTAACACTCCGGCGAACATCAAAAAAGCCGGGAATCTTCGGGCTGTGATCGTTAGTGAGATCAACCTTGGAGAGTTTGATTACCACCAGCGCTTTCCTTCATCGTCCAGAGCAAAAAAAACCGTAACCACTGTTTCAGTTCAAACCTTTTCAGAACTATGTGAACTGTGGACGAGCATAAAAGAAACCGAAATTAGCGCGAACACGATGCGTAAGACGCGCTCGCAACTCGGTACGTTAATGCACATCATTAACGGAGATACGCCGGTTTCAACTATACGCCACAGCGACATTCTGAAATACAGGAAGGAGCTGTTGAACGGTGAGACACTTTACCTGGCAAATCCAAGAAGCAACAAACAGGGACGCACTGTGCGTACCGTGAACAACTATATATCGCTACTGTGCTCCCTTCTTCGGTTTGCACACAAATCTGGCTTTATCAGTGGCAAGCCCTTTGAAGGGATCAAGAAACTACACAAAGGAAAAGTTAAACCGGATCCTTTAACGAAGCAGGAGTTTAGTTTGCTTGCGGAATCCGAGCATGGTCAAAGCCTCAATATGTGGACGTTCGCAGTTTATACTGGTGTCCGTCATGGAGAGCTCGCAGCTCTTGCTTGGGAAGATATCGACTGGGAAAAAGGTACGGCTCATATACAGCGCAATCTTAATGCCTTGGGCATGTTCGGCCCACCAAAAACCGAAGCAGGTAACCGGGTTATCACCCTTTTAGAGCCGGCACTTGAAGCCTTGAAAGCACAGCGCAAATTGACAGCTCTACAGCCTAAAACCGAAATTGTCTTTAATCATCGCGAGTATGGCGCAGTGGAACATCAAAGTCTGCGATTCGTTTTCATACCCCGGATGCGCAAGGGAGAACAGAAAGCCTACTACTCTTTATCGAGCATAGGTGCGAGATTCAACGCAGCTGTAAAACGTGCAGGTATTCGCCGCCGGAATCCGTACCATACGCGGCATACTTTTGCTTGCTGGCTGTTATCTGCCGGCGCTAATCCGTCTTTCATAGCCAGCCAAATGGGGCATGAAAACGCGCAAATGGTTTATGAAGTTTATGCAACTTGGATTGAAGATCTAAATAATAGTCAAGTTGATGAATTGAATAAAAAGCTAAGGCTATAGCTTATGGCCAGTCATAATACTGGCCCAGAATTTTATTTTAATTCTTGCTTAGATAATTTCTCAGTTAAGTTTGATATCGTTTTCCATGCTTCCTTCTGCTGTTCGGAATACAACCTATCCCTTTCAAGAAAAACAGTTGACTGCCCTTTTTCTAATATATAATTACGCTCTGTTTTCATTAGTTCATTTGCAATATTGACAAGGGCTGTTTCATCAGGCTCTCTTTTTACAACCATAACACTGAAATATTTCATCTCAATATTTGTTAATTCATTTTGAAAGTATTTTATTTCATCTAAACTTTGCTTGTAAAGTCTTAAGAAGAAATAAGCAAAAACCTCAATTACAATTGCTATAGAAAGCTTAGGGAAATAATGAACAATAAAAAGCCTAAAATTGTCTGATGTTTCTCCAAAGGCTGACGATGCTAATATAATCATCCCTATCGAAGCAGTTATAACACCTAAACTCAAACTAAATATACCTTTAGTTGTTTGGCTTTCTATTTCATCCAATAATCTTTTTTTCGTTGAAGCATACAAATCATCTAAGTATTTCTCTGATGAAAATCTCGTGATATCGTTTTTTAACTCCGCCGAAGCTCCTATGACCAATTTCGCCATCAATCTATTTTTAACGGATTTTTTGTAATACTCTTGGTCAAAACCAGCAGACTTTTCAATATCTTTAGTATTATCCTCAAATATAAGAGGAGTTTTTAGAATCAAAGCAGCCAATTTTAGAGCATTCCCAAAAAATGGTATTAACTCTGCAAGTTTACTTATTAAAGGATCATTCGTTGATATAGACTTTGACGGCCCCTTCAGAAATATAGTTAATAACATAGATGAAAGTAAAACTGTTACAACTGATATGACAGGAATAACAAAAGTCTGATATTCATTAATCAGTGATTTTATTGAAGAACCGAAACTAAGAATAAGAATATAAGCCAATAACAATATAACAATTAACGTGCAAACTCCCCAGAAAATATTTTGCAGCAATTTTGTACGTAATTTATTTTTCAACTCGGATGACCGAGTATCTGATGGCGGTTCTTTCGTAGAGTTATCCAT